AAGTATTAGGATCCCTAACACCAGCTTCCAATTTAGTTACTCTATTTTCTGCTTGAGTAAAGGTTAAACTGTTACCAGAGTTTGTACCCTTGTAATTTCCTGTTACAGTACCAGTTAAAGCTGGTCCCACAGTTGAACCCCTGTTTGGTACAGTTATAGTAGCTTTAGAAACAGTAGCTCCAGATACTCCTGATACAGTTAAAGAAATACCAGCATCAGTAGCAGAAGGATATACTATATTTGTACTTGTAGAAGTATATGTATTTTTTACTACCACATCTACCACTAAACTACCACCACTTGCAGCTACTGAGTTAGTATTATTATGCCATCCAAACGTAACAGCAACACTATCTATTGAGTTAGCCTGCTGAGTAACTACATAACTATTGGTAGAAAATTTCCCATTTAGTGTAATACTAAATCTAGCTGTACCAACATTAGTTACCCCAGACACCACAGTACCTTTAGATGCAACTGTTACAGAACCATTAGCTGTAGCAATACCAGTAAATTCATAACTACCAGCTGGAAGGGTATTTAGATTAAATGTATTTACTCCCTCATCATAGTCATCATTCCAACCCCAAGCTTGTGTTACTTGTATAGTAGGAGATACAGTACCCCCCTTTGCTGGAACTTGAGGATATGATATAGTTATAACTGGAGTATCATAGATCACAGTACCAGCAGGTTGAGCTACCTCAGCCTGAGCTGATTTAGTTAGAGTAGAAGATCCATTCCAACTTGGACTTGATACATCTACTTTTATATTAGCTTTTAATTCTTGAGAAACTTCTGCTTCTGTAGCACTTACTACTCCGGTATTAGCATTTATACTAAAAGTTGACGGAGCAGTTCCCACAAAAGCATACTTACTGGTATAAGAATCTGGATTTACCCACTTAACTTCCTCAGAAGTATATAACTGATTGATATGTATTGATAGTGATGGACTTGAATTACCACCAAGAACCGGTATATCAGTATTATATACAAAAGAATCAATATATAGAGTTTCAGTTTCTATAGTATTAGCCTGCTGATAGACTGTTGCAGTGGCGTGTCTGGTAATATCAGCCCCACCACCATTGTATACTGAACTTGGAACCCACCTAAAGTTTTTATGGTATTTTGATTCTGCAGAACCCCTATCTACTCTAGCAGTTTTATTAGAAGTAACAGTTAATACTCCAGTTATAGCATTTATTTTCCAGGTAGAGTATTGAGAATTTATAGTACCGAGTTCATAGTTACTACCAGTATAGAATGATCCATAAGTATTAGCAGGAATAACTCCCGGCTCTCCTCGTACCCCAGAAGTATAAATCATTGATGGTTCTTTACTCTGAGTAACAGTAGGACTTGAACTTCCTCCTTTTGCTGGTATTTCTGAAGGGTTGTAGGATAAAGATAGTACATTTTCTGGTAACTGGATATCAACTACATAGTTACCTTCTCGTGTTACCTGAGCTTGTTTCTGTATTTCATTTGATTCCAGGGTTTTATAACTGTAGTTACTAGAAGGAGTCCAAGTAACTTTATCAGTTCTAGTAACTTGTGGAGAAGTAGTCTCATTAACAATACTTGTTCCAAGACTTCTCATAGTTACATTACCTGATTGAGCTGATAACCCAGTAAAGCTTCCACTTGGACCAGGCCAAGAATAATTAACTGTATCTGATAAAGTACCAAATTCAGTATCTGGTTTATCAGTAGAAGTAGCTCCAGAAATAAATGTATATTTTACATTATAAGTTCTACTCACTAAATCTGGACCAACAGAATTTTGAGCAGCAGTTCCTTCTGTACTATAGGTATGAGCCCAAGAATCCAATAACTCTATTTGAGTTACTTTGTTTTGTTCTTGATAAACATCTACAGTTTTAGTTGCAGTTTTTCCATTAAGTGATACGGTAACTTCTAAAGTACCAGCTACAGTAGCATTACTTATTGTAATATCCTTTGAATTAGCAGATACTGGATCACCATAAGTAATGGTAGCACCAGTAGTTATATTTTCAAATTCTCCAGAAGTATAAGAAGCTACTTGAGAATAAGAAACAGTTCCACTTGATACTTGTCCACCAGATGCTGGAATATCAGCTGCACCAAATAGAGAAATATTTATTTCTGAATAGGTTACGGTATTAGCCTGCTGAGTTACATTAGCAGTTATAGTGATTGAATTATTGGTTGGTTCAAAGATATTATCTTTGTAAGATATTTTAACTCTGTGGGTTAAATATATGGTTTCTTTTAAAGCTTCACCCAAAGTGGTTCCCCTTGTACCTATAGTTACTACTCCAGTAGACTCATCTATAGAAAATGGGGATTTAGACTTATGAATCTTAAAAGTATTAGTTTTGGTTATAGTATTAATATACTCTGACGTGGGTAAGTCGTTTAAAGTTTCACCACTGGAAAAAGTGGTTACATAAGATATATTACCCACTACTGGATTAGAAGTACCTCCTTTGGCGGGTATTTCTGAAGGGTTGTAGGATAAAGTTACTGATGGTGCTACTTTAGTTACTTTATTTTCTTCCTGGGTTATAACAACCGATCCAGAAATTGTAGAACCATCAATAGTATTATTCGTATACCCAACTAAATTAATTGCTCTAGAAGGACCTATAACGGTCCCCCTATTGCTTGCAGTTACTGTCTTTCCTGATATACTAAATCCTGGAGCATAACCACTCATTGTGAAAGGTGTTTCTAAAGTAGAAACCTTTCTACCATTTCTCCAGGTAGTTAATATCCCTTTAAGTTCAAGAGAACCACCAGATGCTGAGATAATTATTTCCCCTGATTTAGATTTTATTTCCAGAGTATATTCATAGATAGCTTTCTCCTGAGTTACATTAAGATCAGCATAAGTTTTCTCACCAGTACTTACACCTATCTTAACTGCTTCAAGAGTAAAGCTTTTACTACGTGGGTTTATATCCAGTTGTTCATTAGAACCAATTAAAAAAGTGGGATTCAGCTTGGTAGTATCTTGAAATATGTATAAATTATCATTCTCTACACCTTCTTTCCATGGTACAGTAGCTACAACTGGATAAGTTTCCCCAGTTGCCCTTGAATCCATAGCTGCAAGAATGATATTTGGAGAAGTTTTACTCTTTACCATAACTCAGAGAGTTAAAAGTTACTTATAAATAGAATCAGACATATCAAAGCTTGCAACTATGGAACCATCTACTTGTTGAACAACTTTTAAAAAAGCTGATGCTTGATATTGTGATTGAGAAGGTACTACATTACCTTTGAACTCAAAGATTTTAGCTCTTTCCTTTTTAGATGAATTATCATCTGAGGATAATTGTATTGGTTCTCCAGCTTCTAGCTTAGAAAAATCCATATATAGATTATCATTTGTACCATCAGCCCATGGGATAGTAACAAAGTTATTTCCAGTTGGCATGTTATTTATATTTAGTTAGAGGTACCAGTGGTATCTACACTTATCCTACCACTAATAGTACCAGTTATAGCTTGATACCCATTGTTTTCAAAATCAATGGTTATCTCTATATAGTGACCCCATACAACTGTAGACATAATTATCGAGAATATTGTAGGATTATCAGGATCCTCACTTTTTAGTACGTTATAAGTAATGTCAGATGGTACGGATACTCCACTAAAAGTTACAGTCTTACTAACAAATACCTTGCCATTATTAAAAGCATCTAAAAAATCACTGGCTGTACCTAATATTAATGTTATGTGGGTTGAAGATGACGAGCTATCTAATTCTGATGGATCTCCCGGGAATATATAAGTTGAAGATGCTTGACCAACAACATTGATCTGGTCTGAAAGTCCATCCAGCTTGGTTTTGTCCGCCGCCGACATCAACCCGGCTTGAGAAGTAGTTGCATTGCCGAGATTGCCGGAATCGTAGATTCTATACGCACCTTTACCATCATTCCTATACACTGGGGTGTCGTTGGGAGTTACAATGCGGGTTTTCTTGGTACTAGTTCCAACGGCTACGCACACGCCATCACCGGCTATATCAAGTAACCCAACAACGTTCCCACCGGCAGCATCCCTTATGGCAACTCCGTCTTTAAATTGAAAATATCCCGTTATGGTTTTGCCACCAGTAAGCGGCAGATAGTTGTCTGGATTGAAATTGGCAGTATTATATAAAGATACCCAAGGACCCCATACTTTATCAGATCCTGAAGCTTTTATAGTTCTTAAAAATATAGCTCCATCTATATTACCATCTGAGGTAGCCAATTGAGCTCCCCATCCTCCATTATCCCATGAGAAAGTTAATAAGAATCCAGTTGTAAGGTTACCAGGTTTTGTACCAGTAGTATTATCATCAAATAGGTCATATCTTAAATATGAAGACATGGATGCTAAATTTACATCCATACTTTCAATCCTAGTTCCAGCTTTGATAGAATTTATATTATTTATAAGCTGAGATAATTTGGTTAGATTATCCTTAGTCCAAGCTTTATTATCAATAAAATTTTCAAAGGTAGTAGTCGGTAACTTCTGACCTATTTGATCCATTACTGTGGTAGCAAAATTTGAATCATCTCCTAAAGCTTTAGCTAACTCATAAAGAGTATCTAAGGCTTCTGGAGATCCATCAACTACATCTGCTATCTTTTGATCGGTATATGATTCTGCACTAGTTAATACAGTTTGATCAGCTATACCATAAGATTTGGTTATATCCTGAACAGTCTGATCTAATTGGTCTTGGGATACAACACCACCTCCGGATGCTATTTCATCACTTATAGCATCTACCATATCTCTTACTGTATCATTTCTACTACCACCAAGTAATAACCTACTAACGCACCAATTAAGATATTCTTTTAAACTATCCTTTATACTTCTCTTTGCTCTCATGACAAAAAAAAATTACAAAATTCTATTTTACAAAATAGGGTGATTTCCATATCACCCTATCATTAAAAATTATCCTCTGGATACGCCTTTTATTTAATACCATATTTGCTATCTTTCTTTTATTGAAGATAAGTATAGCTAAGTGATCTGGTTTCATGATTGTTCTACTTGAATTGTAGTATATAATTCAGCATATAAGGTACCCTCTTTAGCATCTACTAATTTATTGAAATATTTATAGATACCAGGTTCACTAAAGGTGATAGTCCAAGGGGTTATAGCTTCATAATCAGCAGGCATGTTAAATCCTTCGGGAGGTCCCCAAGTACCAGAATTTACATAGATATGTTCTTGTCCAAGTGAATCAGTAGCTTTATAAGTCACAGTAGCAGCTTCACTTGGTTTTTCAGTTACACCAAATATACAAACTACTCCATCCAAACCATTTTCTCCGATAAGCATGGTTTTTAAAGTAACATTAGCTACTACTGGTACTTCTGCTTTTGGAGTACTTTCAAAACCTATTTGAAAACCATAGGTTGATGTATCTGGGATGGGTTCATATTCAAAGTAAAGAATATTATCTTCTACCCCTGGAGCATTTTCAACTACCTGAATACCATCTACAATATCAGAAGTTAAGTATTTAGATAGCTTTCTGGGGTCTGGAATTGGAAGTTCTACCCATTTAGTAGCATCAGACCAAGTAAGGATATCAGTACCGAAATATATCCAAACTTCTGGTTTTGGTTGAGTATCTTTGTTAAGGAAAGTTAATATCCTTACAGTAGTACGTTCTTTATCTGGAACTAAAGCTAGAGCATCAGCTAAAGTTAATTGTAAATAATTTTGTCCCACTGGGGCATACCTTACAGAAGCATTAATAACTCCATCTGCAAGAATTTGGTTGATTTCTTTGGTGGTGTAATTCAGAGTAGTGGGAGTATCCGGATTACAGCAATCACATGTACAGGTTGCCATATATTTGGTTATTTTAAGTTTCCAATTATTGTACCATCTTTTGATTTGATGGGTATATCTGGGCTACCACTTACTTTAAGTGGTAAGTTACAAAAATCTCTTACTCGTTGGTTTGAAGAATCTAGTAACCATATACCCTGATCACCAACTATCATAGCATTTGGCCCAGTATAGGTTTCTAAAATTTCTTCTGATTTTTCTGGGTCTTCCCTACGCATTATAAGGAAGAAAAGTAATGGTTCATCCTTAGCTTGTGCTACTTGAGTATCTCCACCTGGTTTTAATACTTTACCATTTAAGATAAATCTATCTTCTGACCAGTTAAAATCCCAATACCCATATTCATTAAGAAAACCATTTTCTTTTAGAAGCCTTCCAGAAATATATAATACTGTATCCCCTGGATTTAATTCACCAGATATTGATAACTCTTCTAGAGGCCATGTTTTTATATAATTATACTGGAACAGTCCTTCCAATTGAATGGGTGTATAGACTGTTCCAGTATCTTCTCCATATGGGAGGGGCTGCTCAATTCTTCTTAACCACAAGAAAGGTTGCCTACCAGAGTCAACATCAATGAAGTCTCTTACAATTTTTTTATAGCGTTCCCATCCAGTGGTTGAAACTCTACTGACCTTTCTTCGTGGCATAGTTTAATATTATTTGAGGAGTGAGAAAGGGTCTGGACCAGATAGGGGTCCTTTTATACGTTTGTTTACAGCTTTTGGAACTACTACTCTAGTTGGTCTTTCACAGATGGGTAAATAGATATCCAAACGACCAGCTAGCATACATAAGTTCTCTTTCATCATATCCAATAAACCACCTGGGCCTAAAGCTTTGATGATATTTGAAGCTAGATCAGATTCATCCTCATTGGGATTGAAATACTCTACTTGAGTGGGACCAGTTTGGATTTTCTTTACATCACCTTGATACCCATCAGATGGTTCAGACCCACCAGAACTTGAAGTTGTGTTATTTTCTAATATAGATTGAGCTTGAGCTTTTACCATATTAGCAACTTGAACTGACATAAAATCATAAGCTGCCAACTCCATTATTAATTGGTTTTCTAGAGCTTCATAATACATTTCATTATTATACTCTTGGAGAGGGATGCAATGATTTACTAGAGGCTGTAAATACAGCTGCCATTTTTCAATAAATTGTCGTTTAGTACTTGTAGTTACTACCCCAAATATATTTTCTGGGATATATGTATCTATAAGTTGATATATTGAACCCGACAGATGAGTTTTTGCCTTATCAGTTACTGGTACTCTTTGTTCACTACTACCAACAGTATTTGAAGCAGGATCTTTAACTAAAAGTGTTACTTTGTAAAACCCTGGTTTATCAAATTCATGAGTAGGATTATTTAGAGTAGATTGGGTATTATCACCAAAGTCCCAGTGATAAGTATAATCACTGGGTACTCCGGTAGATAAGTTTTCAAAAGTGACTTTGAGTCCCACAGTAGCATAATTAAAATCTACTACCATGGCTTATAATATTTATTCGTCAGCAGGAGCAAGTTCACCAACTATAGCTTCTACAATTGAAGCTTTGGTATCATCTTCTTCTACCTCAATTTCAAATAACTCTGCAATACCTTTCAGCTGAGTTAAATTGAAATTATTTGACAGTTTCTTAATATCTAACCCCTGATTAAAGAGATCAATAAACTTAGCTTTGTCCTCTTCTGGGTTATGATTTACTTCTTCTTCCTTTACTTCTTTAGGTAAACCAACTACTCGTACCAGGTGACCACCTCCAAGAGCAGCTTTTATTTTTGGATTCATCTGCTGCTGAAGGTTAAGTTCTACCGTTTGACCTTTGGTAATGGTTAACCCAGTTTTCATATCATGAAAAACTGAAGCATTTTCTCCTAGTTGTACTGTTATATTAGCCATAGTTGAAATTTTTAGTTAAATGAAGAAATCCCGAGACCAGGTGTATTATTCCTGATCCCGGGGTTTAGATAATTACTTTTCTATACTTACAGTGATATAAGGATCAACTTCCATGTATGCTGGGAAGCCATTTTCACTGAATTTCTTAGTACCATCTAAGAGGATAGCAGCATCCTGATACATCTTAGAGAAACCAGTAGTAATGGTAGCATAGGTAGCCTCAGTCTGATTAGAAACGATTCGTTCCGATTCCAGCATCAACTGACGAGCAGTTAACTTGATCAGAGCTGCACGAGGATCTATCAACAGTAACTCGTTATCAGGTACACCTGGATGAATGTAGAAATCAGCACTGTTGGGAACTGGAGTTTTCAGATTCAGAGTAGCCATAGTAGTACCAGACTGACGATTCTTAAACTCTGGTAAGTCTAAGATATCAATTGCCTGTTCCTCATCACCAACCATGGTTTTGAAATTACGGCCGAGACGAGAAGCACGTACCCAAATACGGAGTAAGTCTTTATACTGGATACCAGCATCAGTATCACCTACACCAATTACAGGAGCAGATTCAGAACCATCTGACTGGTTACCATTGATAAGTACATCAAGTGCCAGACCATCCAAAGCATAACCCAGCTGAACACCAAAGTCACGGAGGAAGATGGCCATTACATCCAGAGAAACGTAGTTACGAACTTCATCAGTGATCTTGAAACCACGACCTACTTTGAAGAGGTTTACTGATTTCTGTCCGAAGCTTACATCACCCAGGGGAATGGTTTCAGCCTCATTTACCCGAGCAGGTGCAGCATCCGAGGGATTAACAAATGGCATGATAGCGGTTAACCCATTGATTGCCTGGTCAGAAGCTATGATATTTGGATAGAAGGGAGCTTCTTTCATACCCAGGTAGATAGCACTACGGATAATTTCAGGAACCAACCAACGGATGCTCTGATCTGGCATCGTAAAGATGTTGTGCATGGTATCCCGCTTAACATTTACTTCCAGTTTATCATAGTAATCATTAAGAGAAAGACCATAACAATTCTGTACAAAATCTTCCAGTGAAATATCCGTGGGCACTTCATCTTTGTTACCCTGACGGAAAGCATCCAATTGGGAAACTATCTGTGGCAACTCTTTACGGAAATCAGCTGCCTTCATGTTTTCAATATTTACAGTACTCATTACTTTCTAATTTATTAGTTTAAAAATTATTTTACGAGAACCTGGATTAATTCATCAGCTTCACTAGCCGGAGTGATAGCAATAAAATTGCTTGCAGCCTTAGCTTCAGTATTGGTATACTTTACATACTGACTGTCTTCTTCAGGAGCACTTGGAGTTACAAAACCACAAGTAACAGCTGCAGTAGAAATTCCATATACTACAGCAAAAGCCGATACCATTACAGTTACCTCATCATCAGGATAAGCAGGGAACTGACTGTTGGTAACAGCAATACCAAGATATACGGTATTATCAGCACCAACATAAGGACTGATAGTACCATCTGCATTTAACATTACCGGCTGACCCTGGATAATGGTGTCACCAGCTTTGAATACAAAAGCCTGATGGAGCTTATGAGATTCACTCTTGTAAATAACCGTCTGAGGAGTAGGTACCCCTACTTTAGCCATCAGCTGTGGATTGTTCAATTTCATAGTAAATGTTTATTATTTGGTTTTAGCAATATTTTTCATAATTCCAACTATACTGTAGGCAGTATCATTATTAGGCTGTTTACCTTCAGTATCAATGTTAGCCATGCTAGAAGCACGATTTACATTCTTAGAACCACAATCTGCACAATGGAGGGGGAACTTTTCCTCTACCTGAGCATCATAGGTAGCTTTTAAAGAAAGTAAAGTTTCTACATTGGTAGTGTCTGCTTCTAACAAAGATAAGATATTAGCATCAGCTTTATCTTCATCTACTGTCTTTTTGTAAGAAGCAATGGTAGCTTCCCGCACATCTTTAAGATGAGCCTCTCCTAAGCTTACCATTTTTTCATTTGACTTAATGGTTTCTTTTAAAGAATCTACCTCTTCTTTCAGAGAGGTAACTTCTCCCTCTGCCTTGGTCTTTGCCTCAGACAGACTCTGATTCTCAGATATGATATCTTTAATCTGAGAAAGAGCAAGCTCAACAGTTGGAGTAGAACCTTCAGCTAAGCTGAGCATGTCCTGTCCGAAGAGTTGCTCAAGGAATTTTTCAACTTCGTTCATATTATTATTTTTTGGTGGGTTTTGGTTCCCCTCATTATTAAATTTGCTGGTATTGTACATCGTACTAATTTGGTTTGCACCCTTGAAATCATAGTAAGATATCTTAGTTTTCAAGGTATCAAGATCCATAGGTTGAACATCAGCATACGAATAATACCTCGCTCCAGCATAATCTGGATTATTTATTTTACCATTAGCTATAATCTGAGCAAATGGATCAGCCCCATGGGATACAAGAGAAGTTTCTCTATAAGCTATAATCTTCTTAGCTACCCTATGCACTAAACTTCCATCTTCTAACCTGGTATTAAATTTTTCCCTAAATTCAGCATCTGACATATCATGGGATTTAGCCCACTCAAACATCACGGTTACTGAATTGGAGTGGATAGAAGGTGGATCCATCAATATACCCCGAGCTATTCTTGGATTAGCTTTTGCATCAATCTTAAGAACTCCATTGATACCCCCTGGGATTACTACCCCGTTGTCAGCTTTATAAGAATCTTGCCATGAAACTGATTTAATGGAGCCTATAGCATTCCCTACCTCAGTTTCATGATCACAGTTTACCGTTTGACCAACTAATAGGTTCATAGAAGCTTTTAATACTTCTTCTGGAAACTCGGTTGGATTATAATCTTTAGCAACTATACAGTTAGATAACAAACGGAATACTGGTTCTATAAACTCACTATCCTTGGGATTTAAATCCTCTTTAGTTACATTGGGATAATAAGTATTATAATCAGTATTAGCTCCAAATAACCCATACTTTTCAGTATCTACCTTAGTAGCTTTAAAATAGTTTTCTGAAAATGATTGTAAGGGGATACTCACTGGTAAGTGGTTTGCCATTACACTGTGGCCACCACTTAAAATCATAATATCTACAAAATCTGGCATAATATTGAAATTATTTATCGTGGTCTAGAATCTTGATCTGCTCTCTTTGGAACTGTCTTATTCTTATCTCGAGTTTTTCTATCTGAGGTATCTTTATCAGCCTCTCTCTTTTGTTTTTTGGCAGAATCTTGAGATGAGGAAACCACTCCTGGTTCTTCCATTTGCCTTGGTTCTTTTTGATCTGGTTTTTCATAACCCATTGACCATGCAAATTCTTCTTGACTAATGATACCCTGATTATAGAGACTTACAAGATTACGAATCTTATACTCGATCCCTTGTTGAACCTTAAGTTCATCTGATATAGTTGAAGTTCCAAAAGTAACCACTACACCTTTATTATTATACCCCGCTAGACGCAATTCTAGAGTGTATAAAAATTCCAAGGCATATTTCAGTAGCATTTGAATATTTCTTAACTGGGATATCATTTTTGACAATAATATACCAGTTCCACCTTCTGTTAAGTTATTCTGAACTCCTATGAGAGAACCATTGACCCCTAAACCATTTGCAACTGATTGCTGGTTCATTGCCCATGGTTTTTCTATATTACCTATCTCTTTAGTAGTTGAGTTTAATTTAAATTCATGATCATCCTTGAAACCAACCACTATGTTGTCCTTAAGTCCTTCTCTTAAGTTCATTTTAAGCTTACGGAGGATATGTTCCAACCTTCGAGCATAGGCATCTCTTGACTCACTTGGGTTAATTGTAGGTTTCTCCATCTTAGCTTCCAAGAAGCCAACCATACCAACTAACTCCATGATATGTTTGAAGTTTATCCTCATATCATGTTGACCCTTTAGGGAATCAAGAGCAGCCATAAATGGTGGTACCCCATAAGGTTCATCAGTATCATTATACATACCAAGATATTTGTAAGTCTCATTGTTCAATTTTATGAACTCTGGTTTCTTACTCAATACTTGGTTGGGATTCTTCTGATACGGATGATATACTCCATCATTCAATCTTCTGAAGTATATCTGTTCTGGATTGATGAATAATACAGTGGAGATGCCATTCAAATTATTGTTTGGAACTGCTTCTATAGATATAGCTCCACTGGTAAGACATTGTACTGTAAACTTATTTACCAACCCATCTATACCAGCTGTATACTTTGTCCATGATTTAGAAGCTACCATTAAGTGTTCCCTCATTCTAGTAGCTTCTTCTGGAGTATTCTTAGGGAATGAGATAGTATGACCAGTATTAGCTAGCTTAAACATATCTTGTAAAGCTATACTAACATCTGGATTAATTTTATACAAATCCCTAATCAATGGTATTACATCTCTACGAAAAGAGGATTCCACCAGATTGGTAAAATCCCGTAAAGATAAAACTAATCCACTTCCTTGAGTATCTGGTTCTGATACTCTTCCAGGAGATATTGCACCCACTTTTGGTGAGTCATCTCTTATCTCTGGAGCTTTTAATGATTCTTTGGGTTTTCCCCTACTGAACCATGTTCTTGGGTCCAAGATTGACATAATATAATGATTTTGTATGTTACAATGGAAGGATTACCGTGTTTCTATTAGTAGTCTTCCTAATATGGTTGCATATAGCTTTTCCAAAGATATCATCATCTGCATAAGCCTGACCTTCCAAATCTATATCTACTGCAGAGTTATTTTGTCTATGTTTACCCATAGCAACTGGTCTTCCCATACCATCATAGATGAAAGTATAAGCTTCTTGTACAAAGAAAGGATCTTTGATGATTACTTCATCTTCCCGGATATCCTTTTCCAAACCTTCAACTATGAGTGAACGGTTCTTCTGAGTGGTCAACCAACCTGGTATCTTTTCTTCTTCTGGTCTAGATTTTCCTTTTTTCTTTAGAAGTTTTGTAGAGTAGTATAAATTTGGGTAACCCTCATCCTGAAGCTTGATAACAACTGCCATACCAATATCATTGGATTCAGGAGCTATTTTAGCATAGTTAAACTTCTCTCCAGTATCTCCAAGGAGTTTAGCATACTTATCAAGAGGAATCTTACCCTTGTAAACTACTGCTTCTTCTCCCTCTTTCGACATACAAGTAAATGAAGAGTAGTCAGTACCACGACCAGTAGCACAGTCTGCACCAATGAAATAATCAGTGTTTGGATCTGGTTCATTAAATTCTCTGTACTGACCACCAAGTCTCATTTTGATTGGTGGATATTCAGTGAGCATTTCTTCTATACTCTTGATATCAGCTAGATCAAATACTGTATTACCTGATGACAAGAAGTCACCGTCAATCTCTTGAGCAGTTCGTTTGGGACCAAGAGCAGTTGCCATTTCATCATACCAATCCTGGTCTCGGTCTGGGTGCATCTGCCAATACAACCGTATTGGGTTGAAGGGGTTACTTCCAGAGATAGCATCTACCCAAGTACTGTGGTAGAATCCACCAACACCAAAAGGAGTAGAGTTTACTATAGCAGAACCACCAGTTGACAAAGTTGGGAAAGCTGCTGCCCAAATCTGAGCTGCCCAACGAACAATAGCAGCCTCATCTATAACCAACAATGAAAGAGATTCAGAACGACCAGCTTGATCTGAAGTTGGGATAGATTCTATTATTGACCCATTAGAAAACTCCATGGTAGAAGCAGAACCATATTCTCCAGTTCTACCATTGATGATTGGTGTTTGAAGATACCATGGAAGGTTCTTGTACATAAACTTGATCTTCTTCAAAACCTTCTTAGCAATGGTATCCTTAATTGAGATGATATTTATCTTCTTGTTGGAATGATACATTGCCAACCATAGACAATACATAGAAATAAGTTCTGTGATACCAGCCTGCCTAAACTTCAGAATGATATTGAATCGTTCTTTCAAGAAGTTGTATAAAACAGATTTTTGGTAAGGATAGAGATCAAATCTAACCCTACCAAGCACCGGGTTGATAACCCAGATGAAATGTGAAAAATAGAATATATCTTTTGATACCTTAGCTAGTATCTTTATTTCTTCAGAGCTTAGATATTGTTGCTGTTGAGTTGTTTTCTTAGCCATGTTAGAAAGTATAGTTTAACCTCAGGTATAAATCAGTCCCTATACCTTTCTTCAGGTTTGGGTAATAAAATGAATTGAACCCCAGTTCATAATTAAATTTACTGGTATTGTACTTCAATCCAAAATCCAAATCATATAAGTTGTTGAAGGGTCTTACAGTGATTTGTGCTGTTGGAGAAAATCTTTTAAAGAATTTTTTTCTCTCGAAAGTAAGATTATTGTTTACATAGTTGTATGAATACAGGTTTGGATTGATTGGATACTGCTTGTTGTATATGTTTCCTTTGGTGTTTAGCAGATTCATATCCAACTTCCTATCATCAAACAACAGTGAAATCAACTTATCATTGTTTGGATATTGAGTCAAGTATTGGGAAGATATACTGAGGATTGATGAGTCTTTGAGATAGATTTCAAGAGTATCATGTTTAACTTCTACCTTCTCAACAAAAACTGAATCAACTTTGTATTGAGTTATGTACTTTGGAACTTGGATATACTTGTACTCAGTATCTGGTTTCAAGTACTTATCCACATAAACTGTATCTGGTGAAGATTCCAAGAATTTCACTTCTGATTTTGGATTCAGGAATTGATAAACACATAATATCCCAAGTCCAATGGTCAGTATGTAGAGTATCCAAGTCTTCATGTTTTGTGGTTTTGATGAACAATAGTCATTTCATAGTTTTTTGAGTGTTTAAAGGGGAAAGGGGGGATTATAGGGGGGTATGGGGATATATTCAGGTCATATATGTTATTAGCTCTTAATAGCCTGATAAATATTTGCTAGCCAAAAGTTATTAGCCTAAAGAGGCTAAGTATTTAGGAGGCTAAAAGAATAATTATCATCTAATGATTTTACTACTACTTTAGTAGTAGTAAAATTATCCTATAGCATAGCTATAGGATAATTCCTTACACGCAGGTATACGTGTATATACGTACGCACGCATAGTACTTTTTAATTTAATTTTGATTTTTAATACATTTTTTGAACCATATACCAACTTCATAAACTGATCCTTTAGATAGTGTATTTCTGGCTTTATTAAGCCAATAAGTTTTATTAGAATTATCAAAATAAATCTTAAAATTTCTAGGAAATCCCATAATGATTCTATATTCTTCAATTCCCATAGGTAATCCATTAGGATTAAACTGTCTATTTGAGGGTCTTAGAGTCAAAGGGTAAGCATTTGGTCTATTTCTATATACTCCAGGTAAAGTTTTCATCTTAGTACCTTTCATAGGCCACTTAAATTCATCTTTGAATTCAGTATTCCAAAGCTTTTTTACTTGTTTTACAGTCAAAGTTGACTTAGATTTATCAGCATAATGATACATAGCTAGTTTCTTATCATCATCTTCTCTGAAATTTAGATCATTATTGATCATTTTACCGATATCTTTCACTAAAAATGGTTCAGAAACCTTAAATAATCTCTCAAAATGATGATAATCTACTCCTGAATCATGTCTAATACCAATTAATATCAGTCTTTTTCTTGATTTTTGAGAATTTCCAAACTCAAAAACTGAATGACAATGGGGTATCAAGTGATATTTTGATAATTTTTTCTCCCATTCTTCAAAAGGAATCAAATCTAAGAGCTTTGGAAGGTTCTCTAAAAGGAAAATCTTGGGTAAAAATTGCTCAATAGCATTCAAATAAAGGTTCAAAGTTTTATCTTCTCGTGGTTTACCAAGGGTTTTCTTCCTTGAATAACTAAAATTACTAGAATGACCACAAGAAGGGGAACCAATTATGATATCTGGATTAACCCCTTTGTATTCTTCAATACTTTTTAAAAATGGAATATCACCAAAATTAAGTTTCCATTGTTCTTCATTTCTGGTATGGAATACTCCTCTTGGTTCAATATTACCTACTAATCTTCTTCTAAATGGGAATAAGAGAGCACCTTGTGCTGCACATACTCCTAATACTGTCATTTTATTTGCCATAATGGATTAGAATTATATAATTAAACAAACTGGTATTGCAAAGCACTCTTTAACTATGCAAAATATTAATCAAACTTTAGAAAAGTATATGAAATTAAACATTGGAGATCCAGTATTGGTAACAGGACCAGCTCATTTTGAAAAAGCAGAAGTAATTGAAAGGAGCAAAGGGATTTACACTTTAAATAATCAGATGAAGATCACTAAGGATTTGAGTATCATTGGAAATAGCAGATTCAAAGTAACCCCTTTCAATAATGAGGAATATAATTATCTTCTTGCCGTAAATCAAATCCCACGACAATTATCAATTATAAAAGAAAAGATGGACCAAGGGTTAGCAAAGGAATCAATCCTAAAAATCCATCAAAAGCTTAAAAATATAATAACTAAATACACTTAGTCATGTTTAGTTTTTGGAGTCAACTCAGGGCATTAGTTGCCACTAAGTATTTTCAAGTAATAGGTGATCAATGGATTAATATATTATCCTATCACAAAGCTCTCAAAAATGAGTTTGGAAAACTATATGAAGATGCTTTAAGTAAACTCCTATTCAGAGCAATCATTTGTTGTATTATCATAACACTTCTATCATCAATATGATCACTTTTCTAATTTCTATCTATACTATTGGATTAATCTTAACTTTCTTAATAGATATAACTCTAATCCATAATAACCCGACGTTTGAATCAGAGAGAAAATGGTTAATCATATTTTGTATTTGGTTATCCTCTCCTATCTGGATGTCTGGATTATTATGGACATTATTAAAATCAAACCTTAAAAAAAGATGAACTACCTAACTAAGATCTTAATTGCCTGGATGGCTGGATTTGTAATATTCGGATTAGTGGTGGTATCGATAGGGTTACTTGTAGGATCAGTAATTGATGCTATTACTTTCTTCTCCCTATTTTATCTCATAGCAACTATCATAGCTTTAGCAGGATTATTACTATGGTATCTCTTAAAATGGTTGATTGATTAATATTAAATGACCATGAGTAACTCTATAATGTTAGTCTACAAGTTGATGGAATATATTAAGTTCCAGACTAACCTATCTAAGGATTATTCTTTAGAGAATATGAACAACCTCTTGAAACAATTTTGTGAAATCCACAATGTTACTTGTAAGCAATCCTTAATTATCAAGTATCATAAAGGAGTCACTAAATATCTTTCTACCAACGATGGAAAACCTTTAACCCTTTATAAAAATAATATCATTATACCATGACAATAGAAGAGTTTGCAGACAAGCTATGGGTAACTTTTGTATTACCCAAGATTAATGATTTTTTAGAGGCTAATCAAAATCCCTCTAAAACCAAAATTAAGAACTTCATTAACAAATTAGATAAAGAAGTTGATACCTTTTGTAGAGTGAACGGGTTCAAAAAAGAATTCACTTTTGAAGGTAAATGGGAGAATGGGGTATTCTCTGTATCCCCTACTCATTTGGGATATAAAAATAAAATAAGCTTTCTAGAGGAGTAAGTTTAATAAACTAATAAATTCTTAATCTTATATGGGGCTATCTTTCTAGAGGTAGCCCTTTTCTTGTGTTATATTTATTTTGATTTGATAGACGGGATAGATTTTTATTGTGGTGTTGGGAAGGCCCATTACTTAATGTGTAGAAGTAGTGGTAGTAGAAGAGCCCATTACATAGGTTCAAAAAGTGGTAGCAATGAAAAGGGCATACCCATTACTAGCTTTTGTGGAAGTTGAGATAGTAAAAAGGGCACACGGTGTCCCTAAATAAAAAAATCCCCTATTAAAAAATAGGGGACAATTTTTTGTTACGCTTCAATTTGAACAAATACCAAATCATTTTTTATTTCTGATTTGATTATTATTCCGTCATCATTTAACTCATCAATAAATTTATTAATACCTTCCTTTTGATTTGGATTTTTATTTTTGAGAACTAAAAAATGATAACTATTTTTTTCGTTCATCCTAAAATTATATCGGATTAATTCAATATCCAAATTTTTTTCTTTTGCATTATCGGATATATATTCCAAATATTCCGATAAACTTTTAATATTGTTTTCCATAATTATATTTATTTATTCATTACGGAAATAAAACGTTTTACAAGTTCTTTATTATCCTGTGTAGAATTATTATCTACAATTTCGTTTACACTATTGTAAACTTCTTTTGCATATTCTTTCCACACTTTTTGGAGTTCTTTTATTTTTGTAGGATTTTTTTCTACCTGTAAAAAAGTTCCTAAAAAGTTTTGTAATTTTCTACGTAATTTAATACGTAAAGATTTTTTTTCTTTGTCTGTTTTGCAATCCTCAAAAAGAGAATTTTTATAAATACTTTTACAATTTTTAGAATTAGAAATTAAAATTTCTTTTCCAAAATTCAAAACTTCGTTTGCTTTCATAATTTTATACCTAAAATTTTTTATTAATTATTTTTGGAAATATCTAAGTAGAAATTTTAGGATTTTTTTGAACTACTTTTTATTTCCTTTTCTGTACTACAAAGATAAAAACAAAAAAAGTTTTTTCCAAATATTTTTCAAAAAAAATCATAAAAAATTTTTGTAGATATTTCTTGTATATCTACATATTAGATCAATTTTATATATATTAGACTAAGGCCAACGTTAGCGCCAAATGAAAATCCGCGATTGTAGCCAGGGTGTAGGCCTTCTTTAGCCTGATCTAGAAATTTCATATTGTAGATACCTTATTAGTTGGGCCCTGTGGATTTCAGGATTATAGGTTCTAAGGCCCTTAATCCATTTATTTCCTTTATATGTTTAATAAAATATTTACTACCTTCCCCAAGCATTTTATTTACATTTAAAGGCATCAAAGAGTATTCTCTAGTAAATTATATTTATCTTTATAAGAATTTTATTTACTTAGATTCTTAAACCTCTAGAATGGTCTTATTTTAATATATTGAAATCCAAATTTAGGAAATCTCAGTTTTCAAGCGTTTTTAAGCGATTATGGATTTTAAGCGATATAATCTAAATTATCATTCAAGCGAAATATACAAATATAGGCCTATTTTTAATTTTAAGCCCCTTCTAGAGGATTTTATACCCTTGGATTATAATTTCCCTACCCTACATTTTTAAAGGTTCTAAGAAAGGGTAATTTTGGATGGGTTTAAATTTTTCCCTTGGTCTAAAAATTTTGAAATTTACCAATGGTCTAAATTGCCCTAAAACCCCAAAAAATTTTAAAAATTAAAAAAGCTCAAAAGTGATGAGTTTTTGAGAGTTTAATTTTAAAATTTAATTTCGAGAAAAACCTATGTTTGAGGCAGAGTTTTGAAAGTATAAATTTTTAATATTGACCTTAAAAGTTAAAAACTTAGTTTTAATATGTTTAGAATAGTGTAGATGAGCCTTTTTGAACTTTTAGATAAATTACAATCTTGTCCAACCCCTGTTTGTTGAGCTGTTTTACAAAATGTAAAAATGTCCACTCTATGTTTACACTATAGCCAATATAAGTTTTGATACACTTTGTTCAAAAATGAGCTAAAATTTATCAACTTTTTATATAGGCTGTGGAAAAAATGGGTAAAAAGTGAACTTTCTTTATCTGGCCTTAGAACAAACCCAGACTTTTGTCGATTTGGACTTTTTGTTAAAATGTCAACTCCTATCTCCTCTATACTTAGACATATCTTACGTATAGTGAAACCTCAGATTTGAATAGGCCCTAAATTTTTAGAGTAAAAAAGCCTGAGAAACACTGAGGATCTATGGTACAGAGTATGAGAAACAGGGATACCTGCGGTAGAACTCGTTTATTAGATATGAGTATTGATAATGTATTGAATGATAGATTGATACTTAATGATTGTATTTTATATTATATTAGATAATGATTATTAGTATTTAGAATATACTTCTGATATTAATATGGATAATATCAAGGAGATTATACATTGAGTATATAAGTTATGTATTAATGTGTATATGAATGAGATTATTGATATCATTTACAATTTTTGTTTGTTTTGGGTGGAGTTATTCCCAGATCCATTTTAAGAATTGATATCCGATAGATAAGATTACGAATATAAATGAGAATACCATTAAGTAGTAAAGTATAGCTAAGAAGAGGTGGACTAGATTTTTCATTTTTAGTTTTGTTTTTAGTGGAATATTAGGTAGAGTATGAAAACTAGAAATATGGTTGAGAATAATAATATGATTGATAAACATATCTTCTCTAAGAGTGTCATTTGGATATATCCTTTAAGTATTTAAACTGTTCTAGAATGAATAGAAGTCTTGATAAGTTGGTTATGGTATCTTCTATATTTAGAAGTTCTAGTTGTTCTTTGGTCATATTTAGAGATTTCCAGTTCTATTTCCTGGATTTTCTTTTTGTAGTTCATTTTTGAGCTTTTTTAAGGTTTCTAGAGCAATCTTAGACTTAATTGCATATTGTTTATGGATATTGGATTCTGGAGGATATATTTCTAATCCAATTTGATAAGAATTATATCTGTCTATCCATTCTATTAAGTGATTATATCTTTTAGTGGATATAGAGACCGGAACGTTATCTATCAAGATTATCACCAATGATTCTTTCTGCTTTGTAAAAACAGGCTTTGATTCCATTGTCTGTATCTTCTTTTTTAATTAAAAGGATAGCATAGAACTTGCTAGAGGCCTTTATTTTAGTTTCTATATATTTACCCTCATTTGGTAAATAACGTCTTACTAAGAAATGAATTAATCTTTTCATAATGTAGATTTAAAGGTTGGAATATTAGGATATTTACCTATGTTAAGCAGTTTATCTATATAATCGAAGTATTCTTGCCTGATATCTGCTAATTTTCTAAAATCTACATAAGAATCATAGCTACCAAATGCTTTTTTATGGAGTGATACTAACTCTGTATAGTTATGATCTGGGATCTCGATTAGAGTTTCATCAATTTTAATTAGTTTCATGGTTCTATGTATTTAATTCTATGTACTGTACCATTTTTATCAACTATGATCCTTTCCCTGATAATTAGTTCTTCTTGTTCAGTTGTGGTATTTGATTGGTTATTATATACTGATTTATTTAGAGTAGAATCATATTCGGGAGGGAATTTAGTTGAATAATCTGGCATTGGAGTAGACATTTTATAAGTTGGTGTCCAATCTATAGGTTCTTCTTTATGACACCTCTTATATGCAACTGCAATAAGTAAGATTATCAGTATTTGATATGAATAATGTGGTACTTTCATTGTTTTTAGTTTTAATCAAATATAATAAAAACTTATTGCATATGCAAATCTATTTACTAAAGTATACTTCTGATGATAAAATAGATAGCTGCTAATACTGGTATTACTTTAGTGAATTTATCTAGAGCTTTGATATCCTTTGTCATAATCTAAAGCTTTTATTCTTCTACTTCTTTTAATTCAAAGTCTACCAATTGATCACTTGGGAATCTTGAATAATAATCGATTTTTATCTCCTCATCTGCAAACCAGAACCTTATTTCAAAGTTTTCATCCAGTTTATCTAACGTTTCTTTGAGATCTTTTACTTTCATGATAATTAGCTTTTAGGTTTACAAACTTACATATTCATTAACAAAGATAGTAACAGTATCATTATAGGAATCATCCATAATACTATCAACGTAAAGCTCTTTACCATCCATAATATTCTCAATTTCAAGTTGACAATTATCATCCATCCCTTCCAGAGCTTCTTTTAATTCCTTTACAGTCATAGCTTTTAAATTTTAAATATTATTTGTGTTTTTCTTTATTACAAAAATAATAAATTTTTATTTAAATGCAAAATTAAATACTTGGGTTATCCAATGTGTATTGCTTTATTGGCTGTTTTAGGGTATTTTCTAGAAATTCTATTATAATGGGCTAATAGTTTTATTATCTTAGTTTACTTTAAACTCTAGAAAGGGGGAAAATCCTTGCAATAAGAACTCTCCCCCTGAAAGCAAATGAAAGTTATGAGAAATTAAGAAAATGGGATTGTAATTGTGGTATTTGTGCTTGTAATAGAACTCCTATTAACTGGAATCCCATGTCTATCCATTTTGATACAAATATAATGTATAGCTTTGTTCAATGGAATCTCTGGTTCTGGTCTTATCTTTTCTATTTGAAATGTAATGATTCCAGTTAAATCTTGGGACATATTTAATTTCTTAACCTTTAAAGAGGTTTTCATTGAGATCTCTGCAATTAAGTCTCCAAAACCCTCTTTCCAATATCTCAATACTTCATCCCTATTTGGAATATCTTTTGAAATACCCCTTTTGTAAACCTTGTAAATACTATCTTTTGAATACATGATATCTGGGTTTATTAGCGGTTAAAACATATTATTCCATTGTGGCCAGGTTGATTTGTTCAACTGTGTTTTCTTCCCAGTACTTTATACCTTCTTCTTTTTTATCAGCTATTATCAAATAGCTGATAAGAGAATCCACATCGTCTATCCATGTTTTTATTTCTTTTTGTCCTATTGATTTACCATTCCAAATAGAGAACATAAGATATACCATCAATTTTTTAAAACCCATAGCTATGATATGCTCATTGAGATTATTCTCTCTAAAATATCCATCATATGACATTTTATCATAAACCCCATCAAATATATTTGCTAGAGTTTCTGGGAACATTATCCATGATACTCTATGTAATCTATAAGGACCACCAGCTTCTCTAAGCGTAAATATAAAATCACTTATAGTTATTCTTTTACTCTTTAATACCCATCTGAGTACTTTAAGTAACAATAGGTTTTCACCATAGATATCATATAACCATGGCCTTAATCTATATTGGTTTAAAGCATATTCAAATAACTCATAATGATATCCTCCTTTGATACTTAGTTCGAGTAATTGTTTCTCCAAATATTCACTATTTACAGTGATTTTACTTAAAAATGATGGTTTTACAATGAGCTCCTTCATAGTTGAACATCATAATGATAAATTGATACAAAGTAATCTTCTTGATCAGTTTTATAAATATTGTCATATGCATGACCAATGGGTTTATTTTCCATAAAACCATAAGTTCTTATAATGAAAGGATTACCATCTCCTGATAGGTGTTCTATCTGAGTGACAATACTCAACCCTTGATCTGGGGTTCCCTGATGATGGATATATAAATCTCCTGGTTCTACTTGATCTGGAGTCTTTTGGAACATTATCATATCAAGCTCCTCATTGATCTTAATGGCAACATCAAATACGGGATTTAACTTTTCATCATGGGTGATATGGATAAAATTTCCCTGCCATTTCCCATGAATATCCAAGATTTCTATATATGGAAAACAGGAGTTAAATGATACCATTATTCCTCCTTTGCAAATGAACCAAGGTTCTACTTTACTTGATTGGATGGTTATTTTTTGACCAGGTATTCTTATGATTTCATTCTTACTCATCTTAAAATCTACGGGATAGATATAAGAATCTTCATCTGATTTTTGGTTGAATTTAACCCTGATTCTTACTCTACATCCAAGAGTATTAATAAGATAATAGATATCTCCAGCTGCTTCTCTAGCAGTAAGTCTTTTACTCGGTCTCATCTTCAAATGATTTTAACATGATTAATATATAATTAACTAAGTAAGCTTTATCTGATTTTCTAAGCCTTTGATCATCTATAACCTTATTAGAGATAGACCTTGCATTATCAAAATAACTTATTTCAGCATTGGTATCCATATTTTGAATCTCTATTTCATAGTCTTCAACTATGGATTCCCTGGTTTGAATACCTAAGCAAGTACATCCACTTAGGAGTATACTTGCTAAGATTATATTACATTTCTTCATATTCACTGATTTCAATATCTACATCATCAGTACCTGGTATGTTTTCAATACTTTCAATAAAGTATTCTTTTGGACCGTCCCAGAATCTTACTTCCAGGTTACTACCATCCATATTTTCCAGGGCTTCAATTAAATCTTTTACAGTCATGATATTTAGTTTTTAGGGGTTAACTTTATAATTTGAGATACTTTCAATTCTCCATAGTATCCTCTATATTCCAACTCTTTGATAAGTTGACCGGGAGTAAAACTAGCTAATTCAGGATAAAAACCTCTAACTTTAGTTAACTCTGTTTGTTTTTTTTTCTTTGAATTTAAGTTTTCTTTAACGCATTGTTTACAGATTACCCTATGACCATCTCTGGATCTTTTATCTGTATGAAAATCAGTGATAGGTTTTTCAATATTGCATTGTTTGCAAGTTTTAGTTGTGACTTCTTCCATGGTATCTTTAGTTTTGGGTTTTTATTTTTATTTCTTTATATAAATATAAATCTAAATTTATAAAAATGCAAATATATTAATATAAAAAAAGTGGGTAACTGCATGTTTAATGAGCTACCCACCTATGGTTTTGAAAGTATGTTAATTTATATTATCCTGGATAGAGTTCCAATTCAGGATCATCTGCATCTCTATCTATCTTGAGTTCTATTTCTCTTCTTATTTCATGATGATCTTCTTCGAATTTATTGAGTACTCCCTTATAGTCATCTGCAATGAGTTTTAATTCCCCTGAATTAAGGGTTAAACTCTCTTTGCTAGTATCAACTCCCTGTTGTTTAGTAGCTACTACTTCTGGAAATTCTTCTACCTCATAAGTGGCTTCTATATATTGTAATTCTTTACTTTTATCTATGGTTTTAGCATTTTCTTGTTCTACTATCTCAATAGCTTCTTCTACTGATATTCCTCCCTGATTATTTTGTTGATTGAATTGGTTGAATATATTAACTGACCCACTTCCTGATAAACTTCTTAGTAATGATTGGAGATTAGTAGTAGTGTTTAATTTAAGACCCAATGCTTTGTTCAATTCAGAAGTAATAAATGGAGCATATCTATTTCCCTGTGATTCCCTTAAGACATTCACTTGAGAAGCTACTTCCATTCTATCTTCTAATAACCAAGATAATTGCTGGCCCATAATAGCATCCATCAATTGTTCTTGATGCTCTCTATCCCATATCTTAGTATTGAGCATTTGATCTCTCATATGGATTCTTATCCTATCTGCATCGCATCTAAGAAAATTACTCAATTCCATGATAGAATAATGTTTTCCACAAATGTTTCCATTAGAGATTAACCATTGTTGGATATAATATGATTGAATCTTATCTAAAATGGTTGTGTCTTTACTGGTTTTATACTCTTTCATTAATTGAGTAACCCCTAAGGGTCTGGGGAACCTGATTGTTTTCTTTTCCATGATTTTAACGGATTTATTACTTATATAGCCTTATTCTAGTAATTCATACAAAAATAGAGGTTAAAATCTATGTTCTAACCCCTATTAATTTTTTCTATTAGAAATCCAAGTTGACTAAGATGCTATCACCCATAGTTGCAATGGATTTTTCCTTAATGTATCTTTCAAACTTTAAATGAGTTAAAAGGCTTCCAATATAAATAAATAGTTCACTATCATTTTCTACCTCATCAACCCTTAAGCTTAAGCAACTTCTGTGTACTTTCAATGTATAATTACCGAACTCTTCTTTGTGTTTGATTAAAAGTTCTAATAATTTTTCTATGGTTTTTTGCATATAAGGCAGTCGGTTTTAGTCTTGTGTAATATGGCTTATCTTTTTCTTAATATCCAAATTATCACCTATTCTTTTCATCTTCTCTTTTAAACCATTCTCATCTACTTTATTTTCTAAGTATTTTTCCCTTTTAGCAACTATAGCTGCATGTTCCTCTGGAAAATATTTTTCTCTTGCAGGAATTACTGCACTTGCATAGAAAGCTGAAAATAGTTCAGGGGTAAAAGGTTTACCAACTTTCTTATTAGAAATACTCCAGAATTTAGTCTGCATTTCTTTAACTAATTCTTGGAATACCTTAAATGGAAAGTCCATACCTTTATTAACCCTTGCAATATGGATTAATTCCAGCCTATCTAGAAATTCTTTACCTAACGCCCTTATAAACTCTTCCCTATTAAATTCATAATTCTCTAGATCAAGTTTAAATTCTTTAATGTAATCCTTGGTTTTCATAGTCTTAAATTATTTGAAATAAATAACCATATTCAGTGTCCTCAAAATAAGATATAAACTTTGGATTTTCAAATCTTATCTTTTCTTTCTCTTCATCAGGTATATTTTTCTTAAACCCCGTTACAAATAACCTATCAGTACCATTATCATTTATAATAAATTTAACTCTATTGAATTTGTTTTCTTGTATAAAATATCCTGAACAACCATAGTCAGGTCCATATACACCAGAATTTCCCAATTTGTAAAACCAATCATGTATTAGATAGTTTAAGGATATTTCTATACCCATTCTACTACCACCAAGAGTGATACCAAATATAATGTTTGCTTTATCTAAGGTTAGCGTTTTGACTTTTTCTGAATACATTGGAAGTAATTTGTTATTTCGTTCAACCTATCAGTGATTAGTGCATATACAAACAACTTTATTGGTCTATGAAAGTATTCTCTGATATTCTTTTCATTGATATACATATCATAGATTACAAAAAACTTCTTTTGTTTGCTATGTTTTAATGATCTTTGAGTAAGATAGGTAACTATGCACCTTTTATGTAACTCAAGTAATTCTTTATTTGCTTTAAGAATCACTTTCTTTGATAATCCCAAATACATAATCTCTCATACTACTTTAAATTGGTTAGTAATAAAGTAAGGGGAATTTAAATTCCCCTTACCCAGCTTTAGGCCATGAGAGATTATGCAGACTTTACGTTTGCCTTTTTGAATTTGAGATATTCTTTTTCTTTTGCCTTGAACTCCTTGGATTGTTTATCTTCAATTCGAAGCATTTCCAATTCCAATCGATTGAGTTGATTTCTTACTTGCTGACGGTGTTTCTTTCTTGAAAGAGTGTCCTGGCAATCTGCAGGGTAAATATATTTTACTTCTCGTTTGGTAATTACTTCTTCTACCAAATTTACCTCTGCTTGTTTCTTAACTTTCTTGACTACCTTCTCTTTTGCAGTTTCAGGTTTCTTAACCTTCTTAACTTTGATAGTCTTGGTCTCTTTGGCCTCTTCTTTAGGTTGAACATTAACCTTAGCTTCGTTTTCGACTTTTACTTCCTGGAAGTTCTGTTCGTTTTGTTTTTGGGTTTTCATAATATAAAAGGTTTTAAAGTGATTAATTAATTATTATTTGTTTTTATTTCTTAATGCAAATATAAATTAAAAAATATCTATTTGCAAATTTTTTCTTTTAAATCTTCGGGGAGTATTGACTTGATAGCTTCTAAGTGTTCCTCTGGTGTGAATTGGTGTATCTTAAATTCCCCATCTTCATTAGTTTCATATGTTGGAAATATATCTGGAGCAAGTTTTCTCATAATTCTTGTTGCTACAATAGATTGGATACCATGTATCTCATGTCTAACTTCATTTGCTTCATCTGGGTGAGTAAACCCAGCTTCTATAAATTCATTCCAAAGCTGTTGGGTAATAACCAATAATTTAAGTTCTTTATTCATTTCTTAAAGCTTTTAATGTTTTTCTGAAAGTTTTCATATACCAACATTTTCCATTGCATTCTTCTTCTCCAGCCCCACAGATAACTGGTTTAGATGATAACCCATATTCATGTTGTCTCTTTTCCTGTATATGCCAATAAGGGCAACACTTTTTATGAGCTTCTAGAGCTTCTTTTTTACTATAAAGAATATCCTTAGCTTTCATAATCTTTTAATTCTTTGATAGCTTTATATATCTTATTAGCATAATCTTTTCCTGCTCCTGGATTATGTAATTTTATAGCCTTATCAATATCCCTTTTTGGATTATAATGATTCTGAACAATAGCAAACATTTCTAGGGATTTATCAACAGAGAATCGATCATCCAATGTATAGTTTTTTTTGGACAATCGATTTACTTCTTGTACATATATTGGTGTAATCTGCAAAATCCCACCATCATTATGTTTTCCAATAGCTTTTGAATTACCTCCAGATTCTACTTGAATTAGGGCCTTTAAGAATAAATTCCATTCATGCGATTGTAGCTGGGTTTGGAAACTCTCCCAATAATCAGTCTTAGTATTAACTGGATTTCCTATGGAACTTACACCCAATAAGAAAACTAAAGTGAATACCATTGTGATTAACTTTTTCATGATCTTTTAGTTTTGATTATCAAATAACCCATTTGAGGGTAAAAGGTTTAAACACCCCTTTATAACATCATAATTATTTTCATTTCCCATTATCCTGTCTGATATAAGTAGTATCAATTCTCTTAATTTATCACAATCTATGAAAAACTGATCTACTTGGTTATCATCTAAAGCTCCAACATCTCTACTCAATCTACTACAAGCGATTTCAGCTTTCTTAAGAGTATCAATAATTCTATTAAAGCGATATTTAGTATCATGTTTTAAATCTAAACCTTTACTTCTCATGGATTTTATATTCTCTTGCATTAATACATAGAGAACATCTGCCAATTGAAATATAAGTTTAGTTAGAGCCTCTTCTCTTTTAGAGAATTGTATAGTTTGAATCTTATCTACCCTCTGCTCCATAATAATCTATTAAGTCACTATAATCCAAATCCATTTTTTCAATCAATTCTTCATGAGACATCCCATTGATTTTTTGAACATCTGGGATTTTAACCTTTCCTTTGAAACCCCTGTAATCCCTATAAGTTACAGTGTTAGTTTCATAGTCTAAGGATTTTACTGCACTGGCTGGTTTACTGAAATCTGCATTTTTCCATTTATTACCAACCTTAGTATGGGTTTCCTCTTCATTTAGAAGTAAAAATGTAGCTATAACTATGGTTAATCCAATGATTACTTTGGTAACCCTATTAACTACATAATCCATAGCTTCTTTTTTACTTGGGCCAAAAATATTATCATCCATTGACTACCCTCCTATAGTTATAAATCCCTTTGATATTCTTATCAAAATACTTACCCAATGAATCAGCTTGAGTAATACCATCAATCACTTCTGTTGGTACATCATAATATTCATAAGTAGCTCCACTGTTGAAAGTAATGGTTAATAACTTTTTACTCTTAATATAACTCATCTTAAGTATTCTAGATGACTTCTTCCCCTTTGTCAATAAATTCCGTGAACTTTCCATAAGTTTCTCTGATTTTAAGTTTCCTAACAAAGTTTCCTTGTAAATCTTCCTCTATTTCAAAAAAGATATTCCAAAGTTCATTAACTGAAGGTTGAGAAGCTATTAATAAATCTTCTTCCATTATATAAAGAGTGCTTCTCAAAGTATTGAACCACCTTACATTTTTATAATATATATCTGATAGAATATAGGGTATCTGTTCCTCCTCATTTAATCTATCTTTTAATTCAATAAATATTTGTTTCCATCTATTCCCTGCTTTTGGAATATCTGCAAGGGTTCCACCCAATTCTAGAATAGTTTTAGCATATTCCCCTGGATTTTCCTCATTTTCCTTTTGAACTTCCTCTATTGCCTGGATATTGATATCTAAAATCAATCTAAGAATAGCAACTGAACTTAAGTTAGTTCTTAACAGTGGTTTGATTTGCCCTTTCATCTTTTATTTTTATTTATAATGCAAATATATTAAAATAAAATTTAAATGCAACAAGTGTTAAATTACTGGTTTATGCTGTATACAAAAAGACCAGAGATTTGTTGTCTCTGATCTAAGGAAAGAGCTCACCTAAAAATAAACCCCATAAACCTAACTAAATCACAGATTCTCTTTCCTTTTCTTTTTCTTCACCCTTCTGTATATGATCACAGAGTTTGGTTTTGTTGGTCTTTTATGTTTTAACTTAGCTTCTTTTGCTCTTCTAGCCATTTCTATCCTGGCTTTTTCTTTCAAGATTTCCCTTGTCTTAGAAAGTCTTTCTATTGCCCTTTGAGAAGCTATTTCTGGTCTTACTCCAGCTCTGAGGATTAACCTCATTTTATTTCTATATCTCTTTTTAAAGAGTTTTGACATTGGTTGACCATCCACATCTGGATAATCATATTCCAATGGTTTGCCTTTTACTTTAGTAACGTTTGGGTGTAGATTCCTTGGTTTTCTTAAAGCTTCTGCAGCTCTTACTCCCAACCTGGTTTTTTGATGAAGCTTTTTAATGATAGGTCCATGAACTGGATCATCATAGTAATTGATATCTGGGTTTAGATTGTTTTCCCGATAATATCTCACTAACTCTAATCTAGCTTCAACTTCATCCTTTACTATTTGATCATAGTTAGATTCCCAAGGAGAAGGCTTATGTTCTTTTTCTTTCTTCTTTCTTGGTGCCATATCAAATTAATTTTTTAATCAATCTAAGATAGTTTAGTTAAACTGTTCTTGGTTTTAGTTTCTTGTATTTCTAGGATTTGAATGTTTTCTTCTTTGAGGTATGATATTAATTTCAAGTGACTCTTTACATCTTCCACACTAACATTAGTGTATAATCTTTTCCACTTGATTCCAGAGTTTTCTTCTAAAAAAGTGACTGATATTATATTTCCATCTACCAGCTTAGCTATTCGCTTGAAAGAATGGGTGATTTTTGCTCTTACAAATTGAATATCCTTCTTTAAAGAATTTCTTTTACCAGGGGAGGTATTTCTATTGAATTGATCTGCAAGAAATTCTAATCTCTTTAGACAATCCCATATACTTATGGTGATTTGTTTTATTCTATTTTGCTCCATGGTGGTCTAGATATTGGTTTATCCTTTTGTAATTCTTCTCTAAGTTTTTCTTCAACTTGAGTAGAGATTTGAATTATATAGTTTGCCATTCCCCTATCTTCTTCCCCCAAATTCTCTTGTTCTAGTAACAAAGAATAAATTTGTATCTGATTGCATATAGCAAGATAGATAATCTCTTTTTCCCCATCCATTTCCCTGATAATTAAATATAAAAATAGGGGATCCCCTATCAGGAATCCCCTTAATTGATGATTTGATTACTATAGAGAGTTTCAGAACTTAGTCTTCATCCTCATCTTCTTCATCATCGTCATCAACATCCGCTTCTTTAGCTCCTTTACCTTTCTTACCTACACCTGGTACACCAGCTTTGAGAGTTCCATGACCCTTCTTAGATTTTACAGTGTAACCAGCCAGAGTGGTGATAGCCGTAGAAACTACGTTTCCATCTTTATCCTCTGCAACCGTGGTAAGAACTACCCCGAAACCCTTTACAGGCATAGCATACGTCTTAACTACACCCTTAGTGGTTTCAATTACATCACACTGTTTAGAGTTGGTACGCTGACCCTCGGGACGATTCTTAATAGCTTCCTTACGGGCTTCTAAACGAGCTTTCTTTTTTTCATCCATCTTTTTAGCATCACCTTTTGCAGCAGGTTCTGCTTTCTTTGCAGCTTTCTTCGTTGCCATAATTGAGTTTTGTTTTATGTTTAATTAAAAAAAGTGGGTACTTGAGAAAAAAGATTCCACTGGGTAAAAATGTTAAACCAACCTACCTATGAAAGTCATCTACTTGACCCAGTGGAATCCAACCCAAAAACTAACTTTTGTTGAACTTATGAAGTAATAGAGTTAGCTGATTTTATTTTTTCTTTTTACCAGCTGATTTCTTAGATTCCTTCTTTCCTTTGGGAAGGGTAATGCCCAATTCCTTTGCAATAGCTTTCCGGAACTTCTCTACATCATCTTCCTCATAGTCATCTGGATCAGTATCGAGATCATTATCATCGCATACATCTTCCAGTTCCTCGAAGTCCATACCGGCCAAATCTTCACCAGTAATCTCTACTTCTTCTTTTTCATCACTTTCTTCCTCTTCCTCTTCATCCTCGGACTCTTCCTCGTCTTCATCTGTATTGTCATCGTCGTCAGAATCCTCTTCTTCAGTTTCTTCTTCCTCTTCGTCTTCTTCTGCCTCCTCAGCTTCACCAAAGATATCCTCTACCTGTTCTTTCGTCAGGGTAATAGGGGCCATGGTAATTTCTACTGAACCATCATCATAGGTCACAAATACCAGACCATTAATCTCTTTACGAGAAACTTCTTCTTTTTTCACTTCTTTTTTCTTACGTGCCATAATTTTAAAATTAAAGGGTTTGAATTGTTAGATTATAGTGTTACTATTCTTTTTTCTGTATAGAAAGGGAAACCCAGCTTTTTAGTTATCTCTTTAGATTCATAGTTTTCCTTACCTATCTCAATAGATAGTTTTAGAAAATCATCTGAAGATGAAATCTCTGTAGGGGTTATAGTTGATTCCCCTTTGGGTTTACCAGTGGAAGCTATATAAATGGTTTCTTCTATAGCATATTGTTTACCATTATCCCACAGGCTATTTTTTCCTTCGTTTTTTCTTATTTCCATTGTTTTCTGGAAGTTTAGTAAACTTAATATCAACCTTAGTATATCCTTCTACCCCTATATAATTGATAGCTTCATATATGTTTTGATATCCCTGGTTAATAATAGAAATATCTCTTCCAAAAGGTTTAGGATATATGTATCTCTTACCGTTTATTTTTCTATTGGAGATAATATAGTTAAATTCGGGTTTCTTTTTATATGAGTCTTCTAGAAAAAATCCCCTGAATAGAAATTCTTTTTCTAGATATACTTCTCGGTGCTCATACCTCCTAAAATGATTTTCATATACCAGGTAATTAGAATATCTTTTATAATGGCGTTTTGCCCATCTTAGAGACCTTTCTAGAGATTTTTTAGTTATACCCTTATATTTTAGTGCTAAGCATTTTATTCCAATCTCTAGATCATTATTCGTAAAGAGAATTTTTTCTTTCCTGGATAATCTCTTGAATCTTCGATACCCTAAGTTTCTTTTTGTGCTTAACTTTTGGTATAATTCTTGATATTCCATGATCCCCGAGTTTAGCTTTTACTTCCTGAATTAGGATTTTTTCTTTTCTCTTTTTACCAACTGCCTTGGATGCTATTATAGATCTCCCAGTTATTTTCTTTTCTTTTATCCTTTTCTTAAGCCCCTCCTTAGACTTGATGCTTACTGGAGTAAATTCCTTATTTTTAACTGGTCTCCACATCCCATCTATATAAACTGTTTTACCTATACTGAAGTTCTTTGCTATTGCATTTCTTCCTTTGATGAAACGGATATGTTTAAGAGCAGTTGGTCCATAGAATAGTTTATATATTTGCTTAGCTTCTTTCCTGTTATACCAACCCTGAAGGGCAACTGTCGGTATATAGTTTTTATAACACCATGGATAATATTTATTGAGATATATTCTATCGTCTAGTCTTTTTGATAACTGGTGAGCTATGTGGAAGTAGATACCATTATAGGGTTTTTTCTTTTTCTTCTTTTTCTCTATCTTTTCAAATGTTCTATCTACTTCTTTTTTCTTAACGCTGCCCGATACCATTGTTGAATTGATTTAGGATTTGCATCAGGAAATTTCTTCATAACCCTTCTTATAATACGGTCTATGCTATAACCTTTAAGAGTTAATTCAAAAGCATAAGATTTCTTAGTTCCTTTCCATAAACCAAGTTCATCTTTTTCTCTTTTGGGTTTCTTTGGTTTTTCCAAACCTTTAACCCTCTTTACTTTTTTTTGATTCTCAACTGTTTCTTCTCCAATGAAACCGAGTCTAAGTTGATAATTCCTCATGGGATCATCTTTTTCATAACCCCTTTCTTCTAGAATCTTATCAACCCAATCATCATATTTGTCAATAAGAGAATTATCAGGTTTATTAGGAGACCTAAGAATGAATTGAGATAATTTGTTCCAATCTGCTGCACAAGCATCTGGAAATGGCATACCCAATGAAATTGCTCTTCTCTTACAATCTCTATAAGTCATATTTTCTAAACCCCCTGATAGCAAGTTCATTTTCTCTTTACTACCAGTTGTAATTTTTGGACCTCTCTTTTTCTTTGCCATGGTATTTTAGTTTTTGGGTTTCTTTATTATTTATAATGCAAATATAAGAGAATAATTTTTAAAATGCAAATATATTTCTATCCAATATTCTTTTGTCTTTCCCTGTTTTCTTTGACTCTTTGATGCAATGGCTTTCTTTTTAGTTTATAAGCCATCTCTAAGTTTTCACAAGTAAAGTCCATGTTATTGATTTCCTTATAATTTATAGCGTTTTGAATTAGTTCTCTGTATCTTTTCCAAAATTTCATAGCTCCAGATATTTCTGCTGTATTCATAAAATACTGAGATACTAAGAGACCAAATTCTTCAGCATCAAATCTATCTTCAAAGATATATATCTTAGTATTGGTTATTTCTTCAATTATTGGTTTCTTCCTTACAATAGGAACAACTGTATAACCATCAGGAAAGATAGTTGATATAAAAGAACAGTAATATCTTTTCTCTGGTTTACCATGTCTCCAGAATATATCTACCATTGCTCTTATTTTGTAATCTGGTATTCTGTGAAGAAAGGATAGGTATACCTTATCCTTCTTTGTACTTCTTCTCTTAAATGGGGTTGGTGCTTGCAAAATTCTTGGGAGTATTCTATAGTTGTTCCACCTATCAAATTCCATTATTAAAGCATACAGATCTTTGTCCCACTTATCTTCAGACTTCTTTAGCTTACCCATATACTTTATGATCTGATCTCTATTTACTGGTCTTAACAACCAAGAAGAATCCCCTGCGTAAAATAAGGATTCTTCTCTGGATAATCTTTTCATCATAGACCCATAAAGATAATCTTTAAAGACTGAAGCTAATGGAGCTCCGGGTCTTATTAAATCTGGATGAAGTTCAAAATAATCAGAAAATAATTTAAATAATCTTTCAGCTCTTGCCTTATGTTCTAGAAGCTTGTAGTGAGATATCTTTAAGATACTTCCAGCTTCTCTAGATGATAATCCCTGAGAAAGGCTCAGGAATAGTAATTGCTGTTCTTGTTCTGTTAAACAATCCCAGGCTTTTTCCTGATTTTCTGTCATATCTTAATATTGCTTTGAGTTTAAAAGTTCTTCTGTGGAACCATCTGGAATTTGTGATATATCTATTTCAGTTCCAGGAGATTCTAAATCATCTTCATCGTAATTATTATAAACTGAATATAGGACATTATCCATGGGTAATTGAATAGTTATTGATCCCTTTCCCGGATATATTGTAACAGTTACCATTTTAGTAACCAAACTTATCTCATCAACTATAGCTCCTATTCCTTCAAATGGATATCCTCTTAGAGTTATATAATCCCCTATTTTAAGGCTTGTAATACTTTCTAGAGAAAATATATTATTCCTCTTAGAGATTTGTTTGTAATATCTTATTTGTTTTCTAGAAACGGTTGCTACTATGGAAAAATCATCAAAGTCTTCTGCATTATCAATTCTTGCCCTTTTCTTCTTTGGGAAAAGATTTTCTGGAGACTTCATCCAGTTTAATATACCTGGTATATTTTTCTTTAGTTTGTTTAGGAAGTTCCTATCAAAAGCTTTTTCTGACTTCATCTTTATGAAACCATAGTTAAATAACAATGGTACTTCATCATAGTAGTTTTTTCCCTCTTTGTTTTTCTTAAGTATTTGAACTGTAGGGATATAAGCTTTGATTCTTTTATACCCCCTACTTGATAGGTCTTCATTTATGTATTTCCAAGTTTTCCTGTCTATTCGACATATACAATATATATAGGGAGTATCTTTCATATTACTTCTTTGGTTTTAAGCTCTTTCTTATCTCTTTGTGAAAAGTAGAATAGCTTATATTTTTTATATCAGATAGCATAAATATATAGAAAACTTGATTCTTGTCCATTTGGATAGCCATTCTTGGTTTCTCAAGTTTATCTAATTGGTTGAGTATAATCTCTGCCGTTTTTTTGTCTACCATAAAGAAGGCTTCATCTTTGGGCATATTATTATACTTCATTATAAGAATAGGAACTTTGTTTGCCCGTTTTGCATCACTACAAGCTTGTTCCCAAAAAGACATTATCTTGCAAGATTTATTACCAAGTAATAAGTGTTCAAACTTAATTTCCTGATAAGACTTACATTCTACACTCAATGAAAATCTTCTAGAATGTTTAGGATCTGAACAAGTTATATCTGAAGTGATATTATCAGTTTTTTTCCATCTTAATCCCCCAGATGCTGGAACTCTACTAAACTCATATCCTGTCCAATCTTGAAAGAATTTACATATTGATCGTTCAAACCTTGATCCTTTTTGTTTAGAATTTACTTTACCCATGATTCTATGAATTTATAACCAATAGTGATTATTGAAATTCATACTCTGATAAACCATGGTTTTTCTTTACAGTTAAGGTTTTCGCATTAGGAATAGGAAGAGATTCCTGATGAGTTATCAAAAATAAGGTTTTATCTTTGTATACTTTTCTTATCAATCCAATAACTACTTCTATATTATCTGAACTCAATGATTCAAATACTTCGTCAAGAAAAGCTATATTAACTCCCTTAGCTTCAGTCATAACTTCATTCATAGCAAAAGCCATAGCTAAGTTACATAATTGCTTTTCACCACCAGATAGTTCTTCATAGATAACATCTACTCCATCTTTAACTATCAGGGTAACAAAATCTTTTTTAGTAGAATTTAAATCCACTTTAAACTGTATATTGAACCCAAGTATTTCAGAATATGATTCTAGTACCTGGTTTAAATATCCCAATGATGACTCGAATAGGAACGTTTTTATACCATTATTTCCAAATGGGTCAGTATAAGCCCACTTATATAAATCCCTTTCTTCTGTTAATTTTTTTAACTGGGATTCTAAAGCTTTTTTCTTAACCAAAGATTCATCCATCTTAGAGTTATATTTTTTAACTATAGAATCTATATCTATGTTAGTTAATTTTAATTCTCTAAGTTGGTTCTTATAGAAACTTATTTCATCCTTAGCTTTTTGTATCTTAGAAACTAATCTTCTATTTTCATCCCTTTTTGAATATAATAAGCTAAGATTAACATTTAGTTTTTGTATCTCTTGAGTTTTTTCGGTTATAATTCCAAAAGATTCTTTTATTTCTCTCAGTTCTGATAAAGCTGTAGAATATTTCTTAGCTTCTAAGAGTTGGATTACCTGGTTGATTAATTCTTTTAGAGAAATTCCAGATATCCCCTTGGCATTTTTCAAGGTTTCATTAGCAAGGTGTATCTTTTCTTTTATTCTAGAAGTTTCTTTATCTATAGTTTCAATTACGTTATCTGTATAGTTAGCCGTCAAATCCCTATACGTCTTTGTAGCCAGTGATTTGGATTCTTTCAATGAAGATCTTTTCTGGTTATATATTTTTTCAGCACTTCTTGCCCTATCCTGTTCTTCTTTATAACTTTCTACTTGAGAATGATATATAGCTATAACAGAATTTAACTTGGATTGAATTATAAATGATTCTTTATCTAGTTGAGAATACTTGTCCTGAGCTATTTTCTTAGCTTTAGTTATATAATTCAAAGAGAATATCTCTTCAAATAGATTCTTCTTATCACTGCCGGATTCTTGAATTAATCTTTTCATACCCTGTCCAAACATGATGGAATTTATGAACAGATTATAAGACATCCCCAGATTTTTATCTATAAGCGCCTGTATCTGAACCTTGGTTTTATCTTTCACTGGTTCAGCATCTATTAGATATATTAGGCGATTATTACCTTTTGCTCCCTCTACTTCTCCTTTGTATTCTAAACAACGAATAATTTTATGAATTTTACCATCTCCCGGTTTGAAGTATAGTTCAACTTTAGTACCCCTATAATCTTTAGTTCTAAACTTTTTCCAGGTATTCACATCAGAAATACCCTTTAAGTTTTTACCATATAAAGCCCATACAATTGCTGATAAGAAATTACTTTTTCCATATCCATTTGGACCCCTTACTATGGTTATCTTTTGGGTATTTAAAGGCATTTCTAGAGAAGTTATGCTACAAAACCCCTCTATATATATTTTATTAAACTCAATCATCTTCTATCTCCTTTATTATATCAATCAGTAAAGATTTCTTTTTGGGATCTTTTATACCTTTCTTTCTAAGATATCTGCTTACTAATCTTTTCTTTGAAAGGTTTCTAGTTATCTTATTGGTAGTGTTATCCAATTCCTCCACTTGTTTTGATATCAAAGTATAATAATTACCATCATCCTTGATATCTTCTTCTTTTTCTACATCTATGAATCTGGGAAATTCCTCTAAAGGGATAAACTTCATAGACATATCAGAATATAATTTCCAGTATCCAAGGTCACAATTCTTATCAGTTCTTCTTTGTTGTAATGGTGCTCCCACCATATATACCTTCTTTGATAATCTTTGTGGTTTATGGATATGACCTATTAATACTAAGTCAAATCTTGAAACTATGTTTACATTTAGATTTTCTACGGAACCAACTTCCATACCATCAGTATCCCTTGCTCCTGGATAATCTGTATGTAGTAATAGGATATTTGGTATATCTAAATCCTTTCTACCTTTTATTATCTCTATATTCTTCACATAATCATTGAGACCTTTATTGTGATCAAGATATGGTACCCCATGGACTGCAAAATCATTATTAACCACTACTGAGTTGAAATCTATACATTCCAAAAACTCATATCTTCTAGATAAAGTTTTTATCCAACTTGGAGATTGATTTTCCTTTGTATTCGACTTACTCATATCATGATTACCAGATATGGTATACATTTTCCAATTATCCCAATCTAATTCATCAAATACATCCATTACCTTTTCCAGCATTTCATTCTCCATATACTCTGGCTTATGAAATAAATCACCACAAAATAGAGCTGGGCAACCATACTTCATGCATAGGGATTTAATCAAGAAAAGGACCCTAAAATGATTCAAGGTCCTTTTGTTTTCTTGATTAAATTTATTCCATAAGTTTATGTGTAAGTCAGAGAATACTATACCCACAACTTTTTTCATATACCAAGGAAGTTTTTAACTATGGTGGTTCTTCTACTAAAATCTAATTCATCCAATATTAAAACCTCTATTTTTTTACCATTCATTGGTAGAATTATAGTTCCAGTTTTCTCTCCAACCACCCAAGTTTTTACATTACTTGGTCTGAAACTAAACATACCCAATATACCAAAGATTAGTTGAGATATCTGGAATTGGTAATAACCATTGAGTACCCTCTTATTATTATCCTCTATTTCCCATTCATTGAGAAATTTTACTGTAAATGGTATAAATATAAGATGAGTACATTCTCTTTCTAATAGAGTTTCACAAGTAGTGATAAAATGTTCTATATCACAACTTTTGATATGTATGGATAGCTTATTTATTAAATAAGCTATAGAATCAATATATGATCTATCGGTTACAAAATTATATAGATTTCTTAGTTGTTTGTGTCTTAGGTTTAATACTTGATGATCCTGTTCATATATTAATTTTGGATTTTTAGTTATCATATCTGCATGTTTCTCATTCTTTGTTTGTGGTACTAAGTCAGAATAAGAACCAGATACAAATGGTATATCATATTCTTGTGAAATATATTTAGCTAATGTGGTTTTTCCTACTCCACTACATCCAGTAAGTTGGATTTTAATAGGCCTTTTTCCCATGCTTTTAATTTTTTAAATGGTTCCATATATTCATCGGTTAAGAATGACATAAGTTGTTGTTTCTTAAATATCTCTCTTAACTTATCAACATATATACTTTTCCTTTTTTGTTTTAATAATGGTAGCTTTTTTATAGGGTATCTAGAGAGTGCAACTTTAATATCTATTAATTCCCTATTACGTTCATAAAGAAGTTCTAGACCATCATGATCTATCCCTTTAAAGGTATTCTTTTTATTAGATAAAAAGTTTTCTATAGATTTAAATTCATCCAAGAATTGTCTTATCTTTACTGGACCCATCCCTTTATATCCAGGGATATCATCTGACTTATCCCCAAGTAAACAAAGATAGTCTACACATTCATCAGCAGTGTAATCCATATAATCACTACAAGTTTGATAGTGTATCATAGAATCTTTGAATGGGTTATAAATCTTTACCCTCTTATCAAGGAGTTGACAAAAGTCTTTATCTGATGATACAATGATTACTTTTCCAGGGTAAGTTAAAGTTAGGTATCCAATATAATCATCAGCTTCATGTCCTAACCCAACTCCATCCCAGATAACTGGAACATTTAATAACTTTAACATCCTCTTAACCAACCTAAGTTGTCTGTTAAAGTCATCATAATCCATGTTTATCTTATTCTCTTTCCTATGTTTTTTGTAATCTTTTAACAGTTCTACTCTAAAGTTGGATTCTTTAGATTCTCTTGTATCAAAAGTTACAATTACATATGAAGTTCCAAATCTTACCACATAACTTTGAAGTAACCTCATAAACCCATAAATAAGTCCAGTGGGTTTTCCATTAGGAGCCTTCAAATTCTTGAACTTCTGATAAGCTCTATGTGCTAAGTTAGAACCATCTATTAATAATAGGGTTCTTAGAGAACTATTCGTCTCCTTCCTCTTCCGCTTCTTCAAATGATTCATATTCTACATCCCCATCTATTGGGTAAAAGTTTTCAGTTAAACGACTAAGTTGCTTTTTAGTTTGACCAATAGTATTGATCTCAGCTGCTCTTAAAAGTTTTCTCCTAAGAGTTTCATCCTCTTCAAGAAGCTTTTGAAATTTTTCTTCTCCCCTACAAAGTTGCTTATCTTTATATTTATAAACTCCACCACTTGATTTTTCAATGATATCATTTTCTACAAATACATCCTCTAATCCAAAATACCTATCAAACCCTACTTCATGAAACTTGGGGTTAAAATATACTGGTACTTTAGATATAGTTGGTCTTGGAGGAGCTACTTTATTCTTAATAAGTCGTATAGTAACTAACTTACCAGCTTTACGTTCTTTACCTTTAGATTTAACTGTTATACTTCTACCAGCATAAAAAGCTGCTCTAATTGAGGAATAGAATTTAAGAGCTGCTCCACCAGTAGTTGTATTATGTACTACAACCCCCTGCTTAACTGATCCAGCTAAGAAATTATGATTATCTGGGATAGTAATATCATATTTCCTTCTTTTATAAGGCCTTTTAAATTTTCTGTTATTAGTATCACAACCTTGAGTAATACTTATTATAGCTACTGGAGTTGGTAAATAATATTCCTGACAATGTAAGTCAAAATCTTCATATAATCCCTGATAAGTATCTAGGAGTTTATACTGCATCTCTGGTATAATATACCTAGATATCCTCTTCATCAATTCTATCGTTCCTTCAGGAGTAAATTTTATACCCGAAGCTATTGAATTTGTAGTACCTGGATAATAATTCATAAGACCATTCCTGGTAAAATACTCAGATAAAGATTTTAAATTTACTCTATTAGGAGATATACTTATACCACAAGTAGTATTATTATATCTATGACCATCATCCATATACCATATAGCTAGAGTTAAGTCAGGGATAGTTTCTCGCAATATCCTTAAAGGGTCTCTTTGTCCCCTACCTTTTTTATCTAGATATACTAATTGTCTAAGTAATTCTAATTCATGATACCCCTGTGTAGTTATAGCTTTATGAGTATTTATAAACTTCATGGGAAAATGCTTACTTATCTTATCTACTTTCCAATATAAATACTCAAGTTGTTTACTATTACTCAGGGAAAGTCTGGTAACTCGTTTACCATGTTTGGAATATAAACTACCATCACCTATGACAATACCCATGATAAAATCCCAAAGTGTACCATTTAAAACCCTTCTAGTTTTAGTTATAAGCTTATCTTCTATAGTAATATCCTTAGCTTTTTTCCAACCCTTATCAGTTAAACAATGGTGGGTGCCTGTACAAGTAAACCCATTAAAACCATTTGTAGTTTCCGGTCCCTCAGTTTTAAACTGATACCAATCTTTAGTTTCCTCTTTTATTACCCACCCCACTATGGGTTTTGGTTCAAATTTTTGTAATTTCTCATTATAACTCCATACCTCTTTAGATACCCTGTTCTTGATAATTTCCCCTATCTTCATAGAGGTACCATCTACAAAAGGTATTATAGTATCATAATGTAGACATGTATTATCCTTACCAAAACCAACATTTAAAGCAGTTCTTAATTGATTGATATATATTTGGGTTATACCCAATTTATAGAATAACTCACTCCTGATACGGAAAAATTTATATAAAGCTTTTGCTCTACCACCCATCTCACTCTTCCCATCCACCATCTTAGAATCAATATTATCTGCACAATCCATAGCAGCAATTGAATCTACTACAAGTAAGATGGGTTCATTGTGAGTTAATTGAGACCTCCAGTATATGGCTACATCTGCTAAAGCATCAGCTATATTTTCAATACGAGTATCACGTATAACAGTTACCCCATTAGGATCAACTCCATTTTCTTGAGCCCATGAGTTCATCCAAGCTTGTTCAGCATCTACCCATATAACATGACCACCAAGTTGTTGAGTGGTATATGCAAAGTTATATGCAATTAGAGATTTACCAGATGATTCTTCACCAGCTACTTCCAATATCTTTCCAAAAGGAATACCACCACCGAATGTATAATTGAGCATAAAAAATGTAGATGGTAACCATAATCCAGATTCTTTAGTATCAGAAGCTGAAACTATCATGTCACCATATCTTTTACTCAATTCATTAGCCGTTGGCACTTTCAGACCCACCTTCTTCTTTGCCATGTTCTTCTTTTTGTTTTTTGATTATTCTATCTTTTAATACCTTGCTTATTGAATTTGTAAACAATTCAACAATTGCACTTCTTATTGAAGCTGGTAAATCACTTGCTTTATGAGCAATATCAACAAAATGATCCTTTAGTGATACTAGGTTAAATTCTCCCCTGTCTATTAATGTGTCCCATGGAGTTCTAATATACCTACAACCTTCTTTTGGAGCTGGTCTAGAATTATATCTTTCTATATAATCATTGATATAGAAATCAAATTCTTCACTCTGGATAATCTCCATAAATGATTTTTCATCATGAGTTTGAGTCTCTACTTTGGGAGTTATAGGTTTAACCTTCTTTTCTCCTATAATTGTTGCCATACTGTTTTTACAATTAAAAAGCCAGAGCAGTAACTAATACCACCCTGGCTAAGTTTAGTTAAGATGGTATCAACTTATTAGATATCACCCTTGTATTTTGATTTCTTATTTCTTAATTTTTTACGTGGGTTTTCTTCCTCTTCATCTTCGTCATCATCAAATGAATTACCTAAGAACTCATTTAATAATTCCTCTAACTGATCATAGGATTTCATTTGACCCCGGATAATTTCCTCTAAATCCATTTCTTTTCTATACTTTGGGTCTAGAGGTTTTCTCCCTGGACAAGGATTTACAGTATAAGTAGTATCCATCAAACCCTCACCAGCTCTGGTAATCTTGATATCATAACCTTCTTCTGGGTCAGTCATATCCCCCCAGTCATCTTCATCAAGATATAAATCTGTTATACCCTGATATACTGATCTTGGGATTAGAATGGGTTTACAAATACGATCCGGGTCAACTTCTTTTCCTTTCTCATCTTTGTAACAAGTACCACCTACTATATACCTTCTACGTGGAACTAATCTCTTTGCAAGTTCTTGATCATCTTCATCATCAGAACCTTTTAACTCCTGATACTTTTCCATAAATGGACAAGGCTCATCAAAAGTAGCTGGAGAAATTATACCACCTTTTTCTTTACTTAAATAAAATTGGATAATCTCTAAACCAAGTTCTTTATCTTCTCCCTGGTCCATTAATCGTACCCTTAAAGTACCTTTCTTAGGATATATAATACCCCCACCTCCATTACTGCGTTCCTCAAGTTTCTTTTTTCTTTGAAGCATTCTCTCCCGAGTACTTAATACTTTATTGGGAGTCTCATCTTCAGAAACTCTTTTTTTCTTCTTCTTTACAACTTTTACCATGATATGTTATTGATTATTAGGTTCAACATATATAACCTCATTCAATGATAAAATAGTAAAAGTATGATCCTTAAACGCTTTAGCTATTTCTTCATTGGTAAAGGTGGGTTCTAACTCTTTTCCAGCATATAATCCATAAGTAATAATATCCCCTGTATTAATCATACGTTTATAGGTAATATATTCATCAGTAATTGGTCCAAATCCAACTACTACCCCCTTACGTGGTACCCCCTCTTTTACAGTATCTGGTACATATAAACCACTAGAAGTTTTCCTATCTGATTCCTTGGGTGAAACAATTACTACCCTATTTTCAGTAGGTGATCCAACTAATGATACAGAGATTTTCTCAGCTACTTGTTTTGATGGTAAATTGAGTTTTAAATCCATAACTTTAAGTATTAAGATTGTTTTCTAATATTGGCTGACAAGGTTTGAATAATTCTTTCCCTTGATTCATAAGCTCTACATATACTTATTAATTTGTTAGCCTTATGAACTGCTTTTAAATATCTCTCTTCTATTGAAAGATATTTAGGGTTTACCATTGCTTTATGATTTGCAGTGTCATTATTTAATCTATTATCTGATTCTTTATAGAATAACCAAGCTTTGCTATAAGCAATGTTTTTTTCCCTTTCTAGAGTATCCCTTTTCTTAATTAAGTTATCTCTTAGTAAACATAAAAAAGCATAACTAGAAGGGATATTTTTAAGCTGGGAATTAATTATATTTTCATCTATAGAGAGTTCCTTGGTTATATTTATGGTAACTAATTTTCCCTTATATTTGACCGAGATAATATCATCTCTTATTTCGCTTATCTTTTTCTCCATGATTCATCAAAATAAGATTTGAATTTCTTTGGATATTTTTCAATTGGTATATTCTTTACCTTCCTATGTTCAGCATAATACTCATCTATATCAAAATCCTTGGATAGCATTTTATTATAATCATAGCCTGGGATATAAGGTAATTCTTCTGCCATAGTTCTACCCACTGTAAAATCCATTGACATATCCACATCCTTGATTTCAAATCCAAAATATTTTTTAGTGGATGGGTTACGACATATATCCCAAACTTTATAGATGGTATCTGGAGTAATATATTTTGGTTCTATGAACTGATATACAGAGTCATGTACTGTATTTACTTCCTTCATGGGTGGGAGTTCCCCTTTCCTAACCTTTTCCCATACTATAATAGAAGCAAATAATGCCATATCTGATGCTGCACTTTGACATGGCATATTAGTTGATTGTCTTAATGCTTCTAGATATTCTGAAAAATTATCTGAGTATACCTTGGGACATCTTCTCCTCCTACCAAATAAAGAAACACAATATCCATGTTTTTCCATGAACTTATGTTGTTTATCCATGAATTTCTTTATCTTAGGGAAGGTAGTGAAGTATTCATCTAAGAATTGTTGTCCTTCTGAGTCTTCTACTTTTTCTTCTGGGGTAGATAATGATTCAGCTAACTTGTGTGCTGATTGTTCATAAACTATACCAAAGTTGATAGTTTTAGCTTGTTTTCTTCTCTTTTTCCACAGAGGATATAATTCATGTTGTTCATCCTCATATATCTTGATTATCTTATCATAATCTTCGTGGTACTTCTTACAAGCAGATGCTAAGTGAATATCCTTACCAGTTCTAAACCATTCCAACATAGTTTCTTCATTAGCTAAATGAGCCAATATCCGAAGCTCTGCTTGAGAATAGTCATAGGTTAAGAATAATTTCCCGGAAGGTGGTATAAATTGTTTCTTTATATCTGGGTTAACCATTACCTTTGGAATATTCTGTCCATTTGGATTTCTTGAAGATAAACGGCCAGAAGTAGTTCCCGAGATTAAGAAGGTGGGGTGTACTTTGTTATCACTTTGTACCAACTCTCTTAACCCAACTATATAGGTTGAATTCATCTTATCCAGACCTCTTAAATCTAATAATGATTTAATGAATCCAGTTTTATCTTGATCTGATATCTTTATCAAGGTATCTTCAGAAGTACTTGGGTTATCGGTAGGTTTATTCCTCTTATCTTTTGTATATTCTACAATTGGGAATTTGAAACCCTTTGGGGATAGATACAACAAATCAACCATTTGTTTGGTTGAATTGAAGTTTACTGGTTCAATAAGTTTCTTTTCATCATTAGTCTTATATTCCCCAGCTAAAATCCTTGATATCTTATCTTCCCTGTTTTTTATGCTTTTTGCTTTTTTGGGATCACTAGAAAGTTCCTCTATTTCTTGAGTTAGTTTATCTATATAATCCCTTTTTCTTTGCTCTAGACTGTATTTTTGATATCGTTTTATTTGCCTTACACTTCTTAATTTATCATTAGTTTCCTGAATAAGTTTTGAATACTTATCTTGTAGGAAATCATTAAATGATAAATCTATAGGTAAACCATTAGTTTCTGCATCCTGTAATACCTTACTAGCTGGCATGATAAGATTTCTATATAGATTGTAGAAACCCTTATTTATCAACTTCTTCTCCAAAAATAAAGCTAATCGTAAGGTAAAATCCGTATCCATACAACCATACCTTGCTAATGGTTCCAATGGTTTCTTATCCCATGGTATGGTTTCAAACTTATCATATTTTTCATAGTCTGCAAACTCTGGTAAATACTTAGCTACCATTGGTTTCAAACCATGTGGTTTTTCTTCATTTAACAAATATTTAGCTAACATGGTATCTATTACAGTTCCCCTTACATAAATACCATATTTAACAAATATCTGATTATCAAACTTGAAGTTTTGAGCTACCTTTACTATATTGGGATTCTCTACCACCCTTCTACCAAAATATTGTAGCCATTTTAACCATGGTATTTCCTTTACTGATTCATCAAAATGTTGTAAAGGAATAGAACAACCAGAACCAACTTGAAATGATACTGATAAGATGGTGGGTTTAAAAGTATCCTTATATATCCCCTCTGCATTAGTTTCAAAGTCGACAGAAGCATACCCCGTATTGAGACATGCTTCTACCAATTGTTTTAGTTCTTTGAAACTTCTTATGATTTTGTATCTTGTAAACATTCTTCAGCTATTTGTATTAATGATTGGGAGTTTCTTAATAAAAGGTCAGATGGAGAAAGTAATATCTTCATTCTGCATACTGGACAATAAGCTTCATACCTGGTATGAAGTGGATCATAGATAACATCTGTTCTTTCAAATTCTATTAGTGAATTACAATTACCACACCGTTTAATATAAACTTTGTCTTCACCCCTTTCAAGAATCCTCATAGCTATAGATTTAAGTTGGTCGGGATGAAAGGATTCGAACCTTCGACCCCCTGCTCCCAAAGCAGGTACACTAACCTGACTGTGCTACATCCCGAAAAGTACCAGGAACGGGAGTCGAACCCGTACAACCTCAATGGTTAAGGGATTTTCTTACCACTATAACTTTCGTTACCTATAAAAATAGTTTGTGGTCTGGACTTTCTCTTCACCGTAGATAAAAATCCTTAGGTGTACTGTGTAAAGTCTCTGCACCTTCCTATATTTAGGCTTGGCTCAGGATTACCATCAACATTACTTGGAAGGCTTCCCTGAATTTACAGTATTCTACTTTTTAAGTTTCCTTAAAAGCACTCAAATTTTTAATCTTATATCTTACTGGAATAACCTTTTTTACTTTGATAGGATTAATTTCCCCCAGTTGAATTAGTTTGCCATATTTTCCCGAACAAACCCTGGAACAAAAATAACCGGTACCTCTTCTATTACCTCTTTTAGTTCTAGTAAAAGTTTTACCACATAACCTACATTTTATAGTAATAGGCTGGATTCTATATACATCTAGTTTACAATGTATACTTCTTACTAAAACTCTTAAGTTGGTAATTTTGTTATTCCTATAATTACCATCTATATGATCTATGGTTTCATTGGGTTTAAGTTTTCTACCTAAATGAATTTCCATTAGATATTTAGCATAGGAGATACTGGTTGTCTTTCCAGTAGTTTTTTCCACTAAAACCAATCTCAACCTATGGTTATTATCATAAGGACCATATATATAGTAATTATCAAACATAAAACTAAAAGTTAAAGTCCCTCGTGTCTACCTATTCCACCATCCTGGCATAATTGTGGGCCTTACAGGGCTTGAACCTGTGACCTTTGGATTATGAGTCCACTGCTCTAACCAACTGAGCTAAAGGCCCCTAAATGGGGATTTATAGGTTCCCCTCCCTACCAGCCTACCTGATATATCCTGCAGTGATATTTCAAATAGTTACTATCTCAATGGGTTTCTTACTGATCAAAAATAGGGTTATTCTATTTCTCTATCAAATACTGAGACCGATATATTGGTAGATATTGGGTGATCAATCCAAAAAGTCTAACCCTATTACCAACCCGTTCAGAGTTGGATTTAAAATCCCTTACAAATCTTTAAGAGAAGTTTTTAGTTTTACCCAATCCTTCTGATAAACATGTAAAGAATCTATAGTATGATATAAATACCCTGGATTAACTCCAACTTGAATAGCTATATATTCCATGAGTTTCCAAGCTAAGAATACATCATTCCCAAAATGAACTATGAAATCTGATGATCGTTGGTGATAACAAATATTTAATTGTTTCTCCCCCTTTGCATTAGTCCTAATTAAAAAATCATAGTACATTGAGCAAGGGATTCTTCTAGAACCATCAAGATAATTACTATCTTCTAGCCCATATATTGGAATAATTGCTTTACGTGTATCTGGATCATTAATTAATAAATTAATAACTTCATTCAATGTATTTCCAGATACCGTAGCTATTTTATTATTAATCCTCTCACTATAGGTATAATCAAATTCCCAATTGATATCCAAGAATTGTTCCCATATTTCTTTACGAAGTTTCCAAGCTTCTCCAGGATTTACACTATCTTGTAACCTTTCTTGGAACTCGGCTTCTGCCCAATCTTTAGAATGGGTATGTATGAATAGATTATCCTCATCTGGTAACTTAGTTAAACAATATTGTTCACAAATAAGCTCCTTTGTTATGAAGTCATCTATACCTTCTATACTTTTATTTTGATAGGTCTTGGGTTTTACTTCAGCCCCCATTTCCCATAGGTTTCTGCCAGTTTCTGACATTAACTCATAAGCATTGCTATATATTCTCATCTTTTAAAAATTTAGAGATTACTTCGTTCAATTCTTTTAACTCATCCAAAGACATTTGAGGAAAAGATATAATTTGATGACCATTAGTGGTAACAGATACTTCATATATTAAAGTATTACTATATCTGCAATCAATATCCACTTTAGCTTTAAACTTAGGCCGTTTCATTTTTTTTTGAATTTACAATATCGAATAGATTTTGATAGAACATCACTGTTTATAGCTTACAATCTTTAGCTAAAGTTACTGGATATTTAAATATCTCTGGTCTTAGTACTTTCAAAGCTCTTTTGTGAACTTTATATTTTATTTCATCTGGGTTACACTTCAATAGATATTTTAATCTATCCCTTAACTCTGATTTTATGCCAAAATTTAATATATCTTTATGAGCATGATACATAAGTAATACTGTATCATCATTAAACATTTGGTTAAAATGGATAGTCAGGGTAAAGTCAATATCTTTATATACATATTCCCCTATCCTTTGAAATAATAAAAGATCACATATCAACCTTTTAGTTATTTCAGAAGCTCTTAAGAAAACACATATATTTGGTTTTGTTTTTCCTGGTCGTCTAGAAAATACCATTGATAATAAACAATTCTTCCCATGACCATGGTTATTTTGGAATTGCAAAGCTAAAGCATACCCTCTAGAGTTTTTATTTTCCTCTGCTTTGATTTCTATTGCAAGGTTATTTAATTCTTCTCTAGAAATATAATTAGCCACCAAAGATTTCCATTTTGAAATGGTATAATTGAAGTGCCTACCAAAATCAAATTTTGAATCCAGTTTTGGTTTCTTAATCCCAACTACATAATCATATAGATAGGTAGCTCTTCCCTTACAAACAAAATTCAGATTCTCATCTGCCATTAAGAAAGCTTCATTTATCTTTTCCCAAAAGCTTAGAGAATCTGAATACCATTTTATATTATTCCTCCCCATTGGAAAGGTGTTTTATTTCTCGTTTAATATACCAGATAGCTTTCTTCAAATCTTCTATTTGTTTTTCTTTTTTAGAAATCCCATCTTCTGATTTGAGTCCAGCTCTCCAAAGATATTTGATGGCATTACCTATACAAAAATCATGATGCTCAGCAATATCTATACATTCTATACCAGATGGGTGAGAAGTGTAATGACTTGGGTGATTGATATTATCCTTTTTCATACCTATAAATTTAAATCTACTATGTCATGAAATAGTGGGGTTAAACAAGTATCAAGCTCAAATAATAATGGTATCATCAAATCCCTCATTTGAGGATGAGCTTTCTTTGAAGTACGTTGTTTGAGAATGGTTCTCCATTCCCTTATATTAGCAGTTACTACTATCTCAGTCTTTAATGAGTTAGGTAATACTGATCTAGCATCTTGTGGGGTTAAACCATCTTCCAATAACTCAAAATACCTATCTTCTGAGTCTTCCATAGCTTTTTGCCAATGTTCCCAAGAAGGATTATCACTTCCATACCCATATAAGAAAGTTGGTAATATGAAAGTTAACTCATTACCGAACTTATCCTTTGAATAGTTACAATACCTTGTACTTTCTTGAGAAAATGATGCTAATCTATGTCTTACTAACTCATGAGTTACTCCCCTATCAGTTATAAATCTTACTGAAAAAGATTGGTGTTCAAGGACTGATTCATGTCCCGAAGCTATTAATCTTTCTACGAAAGGAGTTGCAGAAGTTTCTGTTATCTTATCCTCTGATTTATAACAGGTTCTACCCGCTTGTTCTATAGCAAGTAAAATATCCTTTGGTTGTTTATGCCAAAGGATATTATAATATTGTTGTTCTATTTTCATTATTCCTCTTCTTCGTTATCTTCCTCTTCTACTATTGGTGATTCAGTTATTGACCCATCAGATTCTTGGAATTTAATTAATTTCTTTTTCTTATCTGGTTCCATGAACATCTTTAGATCATATTTTTTGATAAATTTAAGATAAGCAGACTTAATCTGGTTTCTTACCAGAATAGATGGACATTTTTCTGGTAGTGGTATACCATCCCAATCTCCTATGATACAATCTTTAGCTAATAATGATTTAGCTTCTTTACCATATTTTTCTGGGTTAAATATTTTATATACCCTCATGTAGGCTTGATACTTGGGATCATCACCGTTATTAGCTGCTTTCTTAACCCTACGTAAAGCTTTCTTTAACCTTTTCTTCCTATCCTCATCTTTTATCTTTTCTATGAGTTCTGATATATCTTCATACCCATTGAAAAGCATTAAGCTGGTATCATCAGCAAAAGCAGAACGTATAAGAAGTTCAACTGTAAATTCAGTATGACCATATACATATTCTCCCATGCGTATTGATAGGAGTAAATCCCAAGGTAATCTTGTTACTACATCTGATGCTCTCATAATGATAGTTAATCTTGGTTTATCAATACCTATCATCCTGGAGAACATACCAGACATCAAACATCCCTTGCCATTACCATGTGAATCAGCAAAGTTAAATCCAATATGATAATTCCTATTGATAGCCTTGTTCTTTTCAAATTCTCTTATCTGGAGTTTTAATTGATCAAGAGAATCCAGATCAAGATAATTATTAAGAAGACCACTCCACTTACTTTGTGTATATCCCAGTATCTTTCCAAAATCAAATTCTGGGTCAAAGCTAGCCTCTTCTATCAATATGGTTAAACCATACGTATAAAGGGAATTTGTAATAGATGCCCCCTGTTCACCTTCAAACAAACCTGGTTCTTGGTTAATAAACATTTTGTTTACTCCAGCCCAGGCTTGTTCTCCAGTTTTAAATACAAAACTTTTCATAAATTAATATTTTGATTCAATCCTAAATTTATTAACTCTATTCTTTTTAAAATAGAGAAAATATAAATTTTCAGGACTGATTCCCATTGCTAAGAATAAACCCATCATTAAGATAAAAGCTTTTACTATCTCTTCCTGATAAGCTCCTTCATTGGTCATCATTTGAGATTGCTTCCATGGTTTATTCTTTAAGAAATTTCTAGCAATATTTAAATGGTAAGTAACATCCCACATCATGTATTTATATGATGAATAGGTTAACTTATTATAAAACTTACCACATTGATGGAATCTGGTATCTATTCTCTTGTTAATCAACCTCGGATCTTCAGAATCCTCATCCATACTTTCAAACTCTTCCAAAAGATATGTTTTATTCATAGCTTTTGGTTCTGATACCATGTTACATGGATCATTGTATAATATGGATAAACCAACTTGCATAGCTTTAGCTAAGGTTGGTAAAGTCTTAGTCACACCAAAAGAAACCTTATCTTTTAACCAATTATCCAAGTAATCTTCAATATCTTTTGCTTGAATATTGGAATAGATTAGTAACTCCAGCATGAAGTGCATGGCATCTGCCATTTCTTCTCCTGCATTCTGGAGATGATTCAAACATTGGATATATTCCTCCTCCTCATAGTCAGATTTCCAAAGCTTGTTTTTTTCAGTTAACTTACTTACTAAAATCAAAGCTTCATATCCTTCTGCAAGTTCCTCTATTACCCGTCCCACAAAATCTTTTAAGATAATCTGAGACTTCTTTGTATTCACATCTATTGGATATTGAGGTAAACCCTCTACTTTAATATATTGTTCCAATAATTCTTTTTGGAGTGAATACATACATTCTAAATACTTACCACCAACTACTTTAATTGGTTCTTCAATGATATCCCTGCTATCCATTTTAGTTATTTTTTATCAGTTGAACCAAACCCGTTTTCTCCCCTGTCAATTGTATTAGACTCAAGGATATCATTGTAGCTATCACTGGTAACTTCTTCCATAGTTGAAATAATGATGGGAGTATGTAGGAATTGGATTATTTTATCATTACTCTGGAGAGTTACCATTCTATTGCTGTTATTCTGCAAACCTATGTGGATTTCTCCAGTATAATCTGCATCAATAACTTGAGCTGTAAAAGTTAAACCTCTTTTAGTAGCTATTCCAGATTTATTTGCTGCTACCAGAGCCGATTGTTTATTTTCTATCCAAACCTTTATTCCGGAAGGAATTAAAATTCTTTGACCTGGTTTTAAGAATAACTGACCAAGCTTTATAATGTATGCACTAAAATCTGGATTCTTATCCTTGATATCATTTATCAGTTTTTCATCAATCACTGGGATATAGAAATCAATACCAGCATCATGTTTGTTAGCTCTAGTAGGTGATTTTACATCTCTTACTTTTGTGAAGATAACTCTTTGTAAAGTTTCTTTTACCTCATTTTTAGTTTGTTTCTTATTCATTGTATTTAGTTTTAGATAAATGTCCAAGCTTCCATTACTGATCCCCCTACTTCTTCATAAGGTAAAATTGTAGTACCATTGTTTGCCCACTGACTTCCCCATGAATTTTTGATTATGAATCCTCTGTTAGAATATCCAACTAAAGGTACTGCATGATATCCAAGTAACTTATCTCCTAACCAAAAGCTTTCTCCGTAGTTGTAAACTGGTATACCAATTATTACACCGAACATTGATACAATAGCTTTTTGGATATCATTACTGGTACCAATTCTGAAATACTCATGTACTTTGTAAGTTTCTTGTTTACCAGTGAACCCATGTTCTTTAGCTAAACTAAAGAGTTCACTTAACATCATACCATCTTTAGTAGAACGTAAGTTATAAAGTTCCTTTCTATCAAAGCTCTTGTTAACATTGTATGCTCTTTCCATTAGATCAGCTAAAGCATATACTGCACACATTGAAGAACTTCCCTGATCATATACTTGTCCCATTGGGATCATGTAATATTCTGGAAGTTCTACTGCTTTAGTTATAGTTTGAGTTTTAGTTCCCTGACTCAATATTAAGTCTAATTGTCTCTCTACCATTACCTAATCCTCCTATACATTAGAACGTTAATAGAATCTAATTCATTCACTGTAAATTGATGCTTGATTTTACCATTATTGTTTTTGATAAACCAAGTCTTGGTCATGTAGAAAGGTTGTACCCATAAGGTATCCCAAGTAGCTGGAAAGGGTGGTTCAAATTCAACCATTGTCTTCATTGCTGAATCAATGGATTGTTGCTTAGTTAAAACAACTGAAGTGTAGTTTATTGTACTACACCCAACTTGAAATAGAAGTGATAAAGCTAAGATTGTTAGAGCAACAATTCCTACTAAAGAAGTAGCTAAGAAAGTTTTCTGTTTCATTTTTACTTATCTGAAAATTCTTTGTACAATAATCTAGCTTGTTCTCTTGAGATAGCATACTTAGCTTGAAGTTTATCAAGAATAACTTTCTTGGTATCTCCTTTCCTTTTGAGAGCTCTGTAAGTTTTCTTTGCAGCAACTTTATCAACCAATTCCTCCATATCCTTGTAATGATTCTCTTCTTCCAATTCCTTTCTGGTTTTACCCATCAATGCTGCAAATTTGATACAACATAATTCTGAATCACCACAGCTTCTACATTCTTCAGTTGAGAGATCATATTCTTTCCCAAAGCAAGGATCTCCATTGTCACCAATTGAATTGATATCAATAGCTTTGAGAATTGGTGTATCTTCGAGTTTGATTAACTTGTTTTTCTTTTGCTTTGCCATGAGTTGAGAATTTAACTTTCGATAATCAATATGTTTTTCTGATCAATTAGGGTAATCATAACTCTAGCGAAGGATATTACGCGTATATGTACGCATTTGAGATTTTACTTTAGTAAAATCGATATTTTTCCGAAGGAAAAAATGTATATCCATGTTAGGATAGATAAGTGTATATGAGTATTTAGCTTATTATCTTTTATCAGGCCATAGCTATATAAGCTAATAGCTAATAGCCTCTTTGATTCCCTTAATTTATTTAGCTTTTCCTAGAGTTTCTCTATGACGTTTATTTTTAGGGAGTTGCTTACCTGTGGGATGCCCTATGGAAATGACTTTTAAATTCTCTTTTTTATAATAATTTTTCCTATGGTTCCCATGCCTTAATAAATATATTCCCGGAAAAACTAAATCATCAAGATAGGCCTTTTTCTTAGAATTATGTTGCCTTACTAAACGACCTAAAATTTGTATTGTTTTTTCATTAGAATCCATAGAAGCAGTATTCTGAATGTATTGTAGAGTTGGAATATTCTTACCTCTGGATATAATTGTAGTTGATATAAGGATATCAATTTTCCCTTCCCTTATATCATTTAATAATTTATCTCTGTCTGGAGTTTTATGATGAACATGAGCTATTCTATAACCTAATCCAAGTTTTTGATTCATCTTTTGATAATATTCATATAACTTTTCACAGTGATCAATAAACTTGGTTACAATAAGCATTGGGAATCTACCATAACGAGCATTATATTGCATTCTAGAGAAACTTTTTTCATAAGCAGCAATATTATATGTTATGTTTTTATCATATTCTTCTTGATAATCATCTGCTGATATTGATTTACTGGATACATAAACCATTTTCACTACTATTGGAGTAGCTTTACCTGATTTAATTTGGTCGGCTAATTTAATGGAATCTATAGCATCACCGATAAAAGACCTTATGTTCATATTATGAACTAAGTTTTTTTTCAACTTACTCATATATAGGGTTCCACTAAGACCAATTCTAACTTGAGTATTATATAAATGTTCTATAACATTCTTATAGGTTTTATTATCAATAATATCAGCTTCATCAATAAGAACTATACCTATTTTGGTTAATTCATACTGGTATTTTTTTATATTCTGGGAAACTGATTGGACCATTGCCACATTGAAATTACCCCATCTATTAACTTTCCCACCTTGAACAAATACTATATCTTCTCCCGGTAATAATGGTGGAATCTCTCTTTTAAACTGTTTGAAGAGATCAGAATCATTTAACAACAGGATAGTGGGTATTTTTCTTTTAAAAGCTTGGTGGATAGCACAGAATAATAAAGACTTACCGAAACCAACAGAATAATCTCCTGCACATATATAGAAAGGAGTTTTACCAACTTTATTATTTAAAAGGGTTTCTAGAGCTTTTTTCTGCCTGGGATATAATTCTTTATCCCCTAATACACTTGGAATTACTGGAGATACTTCTAAAGGGGGCCTACGGTCAATTATCTTTACCTTTTCTCCCCATGATTCTAATTTATTATATATCATGGGTAAAAGCCCAATTCTAAAATTACCAGTATCACTCACATATTTAATATATCCATCCCATCTAACCTTACCTTTCTGATACATTAAAATATGCCAAGCATTGGGATGCTTTATCCTAAATTCTTTATATAACTTATGAAGTACCTTTAATGGACCCTTTGCTTCACAAATATTACTGTTTTTAATTATCAATTCCACCATAATCTTTGAAAGGTAATTGTTCAGGTTCTATATTCTTTACATACTTAGAATAATCAATAAACTCATTCATAAGTTCATTGTCCAGTAGAAATTCTTTAACCAATTCTACAAAATCCTCTTTTCTTAGTTTGTGTTGCATATTCTTATTGTTTAAATTTGTTCCAAATATCCTCTTCTACTTTATGAGTTTTTAGAGGTATATTATATTTTGATACATAGGTTAATAATCTTTGGTTTGCTTTATCCCCATATAAATCTTCTATCTTGGGAATACCATTACAGAATGATAAAGCTTCAAATTGAGCTTCTATGTAAGTTTCATAATCAACCCCTTTTTCATCTGCATTTTCTCTAGCTCTTTTAAAGTTTACATATTGTAAGGAATCTCTTACATAATTATTGGATAGCCCAGTCATCTCTGCAACTGTACTACAATATAAATCATGTACATATTTAGTTTCTTGATGATGGTTATCTAGAAGTAATTCAGTCTCAGCTTCATATTTATTTATTATCCAATCTACTTGCTTTAACATCCAACTTGCAGCAAAAGCATAGTTAGCTCTTTTAGAAGTTCTCATTAATCCTAAAGCAGTATCAACAAAAATTATATAACCTTGTCTCTTCTTTAGGTTATATCTTTCACAAAATTCATTAACAACAGGTACCAATTGTTTTAATTGCATCCATTGACTATCTGTTTGCTTTATCTTAGTTACTCCTACATGTTTTAATTGTATTCTAGAGGAATAAATAATATCTGCTAATAAATTTGTATCTGATATTGATGCAGAAGTTCTATTTGTTACCTTTTTAGCTTGTTTTTTATTATTTGTAAACACAGAACGATGGTCAAGAGAATATCCCCTGGCCATCTTAAAAATCTCTAACAGAGTTTTATTAGATAATTTCCTACCATCTACTTGATTCCAAATTTCCTTGAATTTAGTAAATGTGATATGTATTGATGGTTCTCTCACGATTATAATATTTATATATTATAGTTTGAAAGATTTCATTAACTCTATTCCGGTTAGAGTTGATCTTTGAGTAGATTCTAACTCTATTAGCTTTTTAGTTAGATAAGATTTTATTTCCCTGATATTACCTTTATAGGGATCAAGTTTTTTCATAGTATCTAATACTAAATCTTTCCTATCTATTCTTACATGTAAATCATATTCTTCACATATTTGATCTATAAGGAACTCCATTAAACCAGGTATATTATGATAATCCCTTACTGGTGGGATAGTAAACTCCATATGAGCTATCCTATAATATAAATCACTCCTGAATTTACCCTCATCAATTAAATCCCAAAGTTTTACATTTGTAGTACAAACCAAATTAAAATCTACCTTTTGTACCCGATAATCACCAACCTTCATAAAGGTTAATTCCTGAAGAGCCCTTAATAAAGTTACCTGTCCTCTTAAACTAAGGTTTTCTATCTCATCAAGAAATAAAGTACCACCATGAGCTTGTTCAAAATAACCTTCTTTATCTTGATGAGCTCCAGTGAAAGCACCCTTTATATGACCATAGAATTCAGAAGCTATAAGTTCATCATTTAATGATCCACAATCTACTGGGATAAAGTTTCCAGAAGTTTTCTTTATAAAATGTATATATCTTGCAATGTGTTCTTTACCAGTTCCAGTTTCCCCATATAATAATATATTCTTTATCTTTATACCGATTATATCTATTGATCGTATGATATCTGTATGTGATAGATCAATAAAATATTTATTCATGTTAAATGGACTTTCCCTTTTAACCTTCTCTTTTGGTTTACCTTTAATTGGTAATTCTCTCAAAACAGCCTTCCTTATAGAAGGACATTCTTCTATTAATATGGCATGTGGATAGGCTTTCTTAATATCATTAAAAGAACCACCACTTATAAATCTATCACATAACACATGATCATAGTGTTGATAATCATATCTCCATATATGTCTCATGGTTACTTCAAACCCCTTCTCTTCAAAGTAATTTCTATGATTGACATATACTTCTGGATGGTTAACTAAGAATAATATACTTGACATTATATCCAAATTTTACTGGCTACTTCACCCATATTAGAAAAAAGTTCAGTAACTACATATGAAACCCCATTGAGAATTATTTCATATCTATAGCTCTTTACTTTACCATTTTCATCAAAAATACCCTCTACTGTTTTTAATATACCATACCCAACTAAGTTATTGGTTGTAAAGAAATAACAATTGCCAATTATTGGTAAATCTAAAACCTGTTTTGGTATATCAACTTTTGTTGGTTTATCTTCTTCAGGCTCAATAATTGTTTTTTTTTTCATTCTTGGGTACTCGTGATAGAATTGACATAGAAGGAAACTTAGTCATGTGTAATTCATCCACCATCTTTACCAAATCTGGTAATGAAATACTATCTTTAGTTCTTCTATATCTTAAAGCTACTTTATCTCCACTTACTTCTAAGTATCCATATTTAGCTAATATTTTGGTTACATGAGCCATAGCTACAAACTGTATTCTATGAGCCTTGTAAAATGGTTTAAGTGGAACCTTAGTAACTATAACCTGAGTATCTGGGAATTTAGGATAGAGTTCTCTTATAGCTTGTCTCTCTTGTTCCTTGATTTCTTCATTTAGGATAAACATCACTTTGAATATTTAAGTTTGAGTTTAAAAAGTTCTTGATAATTCTGATAATGTGTTTTATAAACATAGGATAGAGTTCTTTTTCTACCTAAATCATTACAATCAGTTCCCTCAGGTAAAAATATAACTTTGACTTTCTTGAAGTTAACTAATTTTAATGCAAGGTCTATAGCTCTATCCTTAGCATCTGGGTCAAATAGAATTATAATTCTTTCTACTGGAGATTTTATTATTTCATTTATTTGATACCTGCTTATTGCTTTACCACCAGAAGCAATCCCTCTTTCTCCCATGGTTTCAGCATTTAATGTCCCTTCACAAATAAAGACCGTTTTATATATATCTAGAGCATCTTTATTATATATTATAAAGGATTTCCCCAAACCAGATTCTGAAGTGTCTGGATTATTATATTTTGGACCATTGCCAATAAATAAACGGGCATTAAAATATACCAATTCTCCATGTTGATGAAAGGGAATTATTAGGTATCCAAAATACTTTCCTTTTGTCCCATATCCCCATCCAGCCATTGCTACTTTCTGTAGATTGAAACCTCTTTTCTTTACATAATTTCTAGCTGCCTTTGCTAAAGAAGATTTTCCAAAGAGAATGGATTTAAACCCATCAGGGAGAATCATGGGTTTAGATTCTTTAATCTCTAGTTTTTCCTCTTTAAATATATAACCTTCATACTTGGAATTGTTTAATAAGTTGACTACTTCTCTATAAGTATCAACATTTTCCAAATACATGATTAGATTGATAGGTGATGGGTGTTCCCCACATCTAAAACAATTACACCTATTCAATGAAAGGTTAATTCCAAATTTACCCTCTCTACCACAGTAGGGACATCTTGATTTCATCCAACCATGGCGATAATCCTTTGCCCCTACTTTTAATTGAAAATATTTATGGAGTTTACCTTTAAACTCCTTAGTTAATCTGGCCATTAAATATCACCTGACTTATTATTAACTTTTGATGGATCAGCTACTGGGTTTCTACTCTTCTCTTTCTTTTTAATTAATTGATCAACTTGTTTCCCTTGAGTTTCATCATAAGTATTTCTAGCTTCCTTTGAAAACTCTTTCCAACGTTGTCTATCCCCATCAACATTAAATAAACATCTTCCATGTGGTTTTCCATCTCGTTGTACCACCACTTCTAAACGTTGGATATTATGTTCTTCTTCATCTTCAGTAGAATTGAGACCCAGTATACATTGAGCATTACGTACAATTGAAATAGAAGATGCTATATCATTATCTTCATAGATTGTAGCTTTATGTTTTGCACCTTCTCGGGTTATATGTTGAGCAGTCCATATTGCATCTAATCCAAGTTCTGCACCAAGATTATCTATATCGATATAAACATTATCTATACGTTCTGTGTCTTCCTTATGACGACCAATTGAAGCTAACTTTGCAGCATAGTCAATAACCAATACATTAATTTTTATACCCATCTTAGCTTCAAGCTTAGATATAATTCCTTTTATTGTATTAGCATCTGCAACTTTAGCTGGTACCCTCTCAACTATAAATTCAACTCCTATTTTTCTATACTTTCTCATGTGTCTTTGTTCTAGCTTATCATATTCACCAGAAAGTATTTCTTTTCTATTTTTATTGAGGGTTGATTGGACCATACGTTCCATGATATTATTCTTGCCATTTTCTGTATCTATATATAATACATTCTTCTTCATGGCAAGATATCCCCGAGCAATATTAATAAGAGCAAATGTCTTCTTTGCTTTAGGTCTATCTAATATCACAAAAATACTGTTTTGAGGATATCCATTAGCATTTGATAGATTATTTAATTGCCAATATGGGGTGGGAATAATATTTGGACTCATTTTACGCATTAATTGCCTACGTACTGTACCACCAACCATTAATAATGGTTCTTCATCTTTTTGAGGCAATGAATTACGTATAATATTTGCTACTTTATTTTGATAATCTTCATACAAGTTGAAGTTAGAAAAATCCATTGATTCATTCAGGGATTTCATTTCTATATAAGCAGCAAACTTAAGTATATTTTCTTGTATTACATCATGATCTTTTAATGGTGATGAGAATAAGTTCTTTATCATCTTAATGATACCAGGGACGTCGTCCCTGGTAACCAAGTCAATATATTCCTTACTTTCTAATAACTGAGTACAAGATTCTATAAGTAAAGCTTGACTTGGTATCTTATGATATTTCTTTACAAATTTCCTGAGTCCCTCCATTATGAGAGCATGTTCAATCAGAGCAAAGTACCCAGGTTTAATTTTATTTATTATTAATAAAGATTCCTTACTTTGTATTAAAAACCTGAGTACCTCTAACTGAAAATCTATAGAAAACGTAAATTTATCAACTGACTTAATTGGTTTTGATTTTTTTATAGCTACCATATATAATTGAGTTTGTAACAGTTACAATCATATAAAAGTACTTGTTAGCACTTTATATTAATATCAATCTAAACCTTACTGTGAAAAAGAATCTTTCACTTCTTCTACCGAGTTAAAATAATTTTTATATTTGCATAAACCCAAAAACAAAATACTCATGTCAACTAAAAACACTAATGGTTCTGAGATTCACAGGATTAAAGAGTTTACTAATTATAATAGGGAACAATTTGAAAAGTTGTATCGATTATGTAAACCCCTTGTTAGGAATCTTTCTAGAAGCATAGATTCAAGAAGATTTAATGTTAGTCAGGATATTATCCAAAGTTATTTCTGGGATAAGTTTTTATATGTATATAATAAATATCAGGATAGATATGATGAGGAGAGATTGAAAGCTACTCTGTTAACTTCTCTCCAAATTTTTAAAAATAAACTTCTCAGGAATGCTTATACTAAACAAGCTGAATTCAACCAAGAGTTGACTTCTTTAGATACATTATTTGATAACAATAAAGAATGCTTAGATGATAGTGAAGAAACAGAATATAAACAGGATTTATCGGATAGGTTTAATCAATATATGATGGACCATCTTAGTCCCGATGAATATTTGGTTTTTAGGGTAGAACTTGACCCACCTCCCTTCTTTACTGAGAGAATTATTAAATCTCATGGAAAATTATCTATTCTCCATCTAATTGATTTCTTTGAATTACCAAGAAATGGTAAGTCTCACACCATACTTACCAACATGAGAAAACATATCAAACAAGTTCTAAATACTGCAAAGCAAGAATTTAAACGCTAAAAAGGGGCAAGCCAGAATCCTAAAATCCCAACTTGCCCCCGACTAACCAACTCAACTATGGTTAAGCTAGATCAAATGATCATTTATGTAAAGAAAGGAACTCACTAATGAATCCATAAATTTATTGTTGGTAGTTTCATCTTGGAGTAATTTAACATCTTCTTTATTATCCTGGAATAACCACTCTATAAGTACTGCTGAATAACCGCTTCCCATCAATACAGTGAAATTAGCTTCCTTAGTTCCACGATTCTTATAGCTTGGAAAATCTTTGGCCAGGTTATCTAATATTACTTTTGCAAATTTATCAGAAGTGGTATTTCCCGGTGAAGTATAAATTTCAAATCCCCTTGCATTTGCCCAATCATTTCCCATGCCTGCAGCATTATTATGGAGGCTTACTAGAAATTTAAATTCCCCAGGATTAGTATTCACCTTACTTGCAAATTCTTTTCTTCTAGATAAGCCTATTTCCTTATCAGTTGGATTTGTAATTTCTACTCTGAATCCCAAGCAAGTGAGGTGAGTCTTTAATTTTTCACATATTTCTCTACTCCACTTATATTCTTTATGAGTTCCATCTGGTGAACCTTTTCCTGGAACTTCTTCCCCATGAGCTGGGTCTAATATTATAACTAATTTTCTCATATTACAGATTTTTTAAGTAACTAAGGTTTATACCATTTACCAATATATCAGTAGATTGATCTAAACCTGATACAGTGAATTCATCTTTTGGTATATAAACTTGTTCAGTGATAAAATCAACTATCACATCTACATCTTGTTCATCAACTACTACTGATAATTGTTTTTCATCACATAGGAAGTTTGATAGATAAGAAGTGAACTCTATAAAATCATTCTTAACTACTCTATTGATTTTATCCTTGGTAAGTTCCACATCATCTATATGATTTTCTAAACGTATTCTCAATATCCTATACTTAATGGTATTTGATAAACTATTCATACCTCTTCGTATAAGGATTTGAGCTTGACTTCTACCTATAGTTCTATCTGAAGCACCATCAAAGTATTCTTGTGTTCTTACTGCAGCATTATGTATAATATCCATTTTCTTTGTTAAAGAAAATATCTGATATACAAACAATACTACAACAATTATAATGAATACCATAAAGATACCAAAGATAATCTTTAGAGCACCATAGTTTGCAGCTGCTTCAGCTAATTCTACTGAAGCCTGTGTAACTTGAGTAACTGCATTGTCTATATTTGGTTCTTGAGTTTGTAATGGATACAGCATGATAATATATATATTATTTTTTAGATTTACGTTTTTTCTTTGTTGCAGTTACTACTTTAGTAGTGGGGAACTCAGCTGGTGGAACTATAGTAGAAGAATATGCAGGAATATCCAAATCTGCTTCAGAAGTACTAATTGGTACCATTACTGGAGCATCTACCAATAGAGTTGGGATATCAGGTACAAGAATTATATGTTCATCATTCTTACCATATAATCTTACATTCAATGGTAGATATTTATTTATAAGCTCTGCAAAAGCATCTTTTACTTCTTCTAACCTTCCTTCCTCTTCAAGAAGTTTATACATTCCATAAGGAATATATATGGTCAGAGCTAAAGTATCACAACTCCAACAACTTCCCCAAGGCCAGCCAGCTTTGTTTCCCTGATCTACTGAACCACTTTCTAGGTATACCGAACATACACCTTCCCATAAAGCTATGACCAAATTTGAATCTCCAGAAAATTCTTCTTCTGGTTCTGATATAGCTTGGGTACTTGGTTCATCTATGGGTAATACCAAATCAAATTTAAACCTGACTCCATAGAATCTTCCCAGTACTGTAAAGAAGTCTTCTGTACCCCTTATCTTAAATAATGATATGGCATATTTTAATATCTTTCTAGTATCTGCTTTTGGGAATCCCTCTGGACTGTTTAACCATTTATATACATTCTCTTTTGTATAGGGTTCTCCCCTGGTTAAAACCCCATAAGCATAGGGAATATAATCGAAATATTCCCAAAAGTAGTTAAGAAATAACTCTGGAGTTTTCTCTACATCCAATAGATCCATGAAGTTATCTATATCTGGCATTATATTGTCATCTATATAACCAGTACATGAATCTATGAATCTTTCTAGAATACCTTTACCTTCTTCATCTTTGTAGGTATCATTTTCCTTATAATATATAGGAAATAGGTGAGTGAACACATAGTCCTTAAAATTCTTAAACGACTTCATTGATTTCAAGGGTTATAGTGTTACTTCTAAATATTGGGATATTGAAATTGACTGGTATCAAATCCCTGTTCATTGGTTGGAGAGATATTACATATTCATCCCCCGGGTTGTATACTTGACCTTCCCCCGGGTTGCCTATAGTAATTTCAAAAGAAAGGTTATTACCATTTACTTGAGTAATATTTCCAAATGTACCAGTAGTATTAATATCAGTATCATTTACTAACCCATTTATTTTATAACCACTTTCAGTAATGGTTATCATTACCTGACGTTCATCAGTTTGAGCTTCAGCATCCCCAGTACTAAAATTGATTTGTTTGAAATGAGTTATATTCAAGTCTGGTACTAAAGAGGGATCTATTCCACCACCTCCTTGAGGAACTGGGTAAGATAATAAGTATAATGAATTGATATTTAAATAATCCACCATACTCTGATTATCTATCAAGGCATATAGGTCTGATAACCTTACTACTTTGTTTATATCTGAAGTGTTGTAACTATAAGCTTCTACTAAAGCTTTGATTACCTGATCACTGATATCATTCTTACTAAACGATTTTCTACCAGTTATGGTTGCATCTAAGAAGATTAAAGAAGTATGAGTAGACTTTACATTAATATGTGTAGTTATTACCTTAGCTTTAGTAAGTTTATCAGTAACACTATCTATTAATGCTTGTGAAGCTTCTCCTCCACCATCTGGAGTAATATATACCGTTACAAATTTACCACATTGATAATCAACGTATGATTTATCTACCCCTGGAACTAACTTAGCTATTGCTCCATAATCTTCTCTGGTTATGGCTACTCCAAGAGTTTTGATAGAAAGGGGGATATGTTGTTTAAGCATATCAAAAGTCTCATAATCAGAACCACCTGAAGCAGAGTATACATTAGATATACTTATATCATTGTATTTATCAGTAAGTATAGTTGGTATTGGAGTACCAAATTGGTTCTCTGCAATATTTCCAAGAGCACCATAGGTAAGATAATATTCTGCTTCTACCTTACCATTCAAATTTGGTTTCATACCAAATTGACCATCACCAAACATAATATATGGTTTTCCAGCTTCATCTATCTCTACTTTATATACTTTATCAGTAGAATTAGCATAAGCAAAAGTGTCAACCAAAATCCATGGTTCATTATCAATATATAATACCATAGAACCCTCTACATATTTCTGATCAGTTGGTAAGTCACCAAGATATATTATCACATCAGTAGAAGTAATCTGTCCCAATTGAATCCTATCTGGGTCACCTACCTTAGATTTTTGTACTACTGGTACTTTAACTGAGTAAGGATTTTGAGTGGCATCCCATATTATGGTTTTAGAAGATAACCAAGTTTTACCATCTTTAGATTGAAATTCTGTATTTACTGGGATAGTTATATTCTCGGTAATGGGTGAACCATTTCCTCTATATATAGTTAAGTTTACTGAAGCAGGGATACCAGCTTTTATATGGTAATCTACTAACTTAGCATGTTTATATAAAGAGGAATACCTTCTAGCAGTAGGTAAGAAAGCTTCTCTTGCCATGTTATCTATATAGAAATGTATAACTTCTGCTATGGCCGAGAATATTGATATGATGAGAATAAATATATTTCCTTCACTATAATCTGACATTTCTGGTACTCTAGCTCTTAGCTTAGATATCAGAGTGGACTTAATATCATTGAAAGACCTTTGGAAAGGATTCAACCAATTATTGCTAGTAGGCATTGATTATATTGTTTACTGGATTATATTCAAAGTTAAGATCTTCAACCCTTTTAGAGTTGTTGATTTGAAATTTGATAGTTATATGGATTTTATCATAGGATCTTTCTGATTCTACTGATATCTTTTGTATTCTGGGTTCCCAATTCTCTATACCATCTCTAATAAAATCTCTTAAGAGGTATTCTAGAGCTTGAGTATTGGGTTCTTCTATACATTCCCATATTCTACAACCAAAGTATTCTTGACGAAATCTTTGACCTATTTGGAAAGTGAGTATAGCTATCAAATTTTGTTTTATCAATCTTACATCCCCATATAACATCCCCCATCGTACTTTTGGTACTTGAGTTCCATCTGGTTGTAGAGCCATTTCTACATTACCATTTTCATCTTTCACTTCTTCTAGCTGTATTGGGAAGTAAGCACCTGAACCAATAGTGTTGAGTTGTTTTAGATTCATAGCTTATATAGTTTTAAATAGGGATTGCTTGTAGAGCAGAATCAGCAGAACTTAGTAATGAAGTAGTAGTTTCTACTATAGGTGGAACTCCCACTCCAGCTAATGATACAAATTCGTTTACTTCTGCCATTTGAGCATTAGCTATAGATAGGTTAGATTTTGCCATTTCTACACTGTTTTTTAAACTAACCAGAGAAGCAGCACCAGCTTTTGGTGCAGTAGGGTCTGGAGTAGCTATAGCAACTATTTGAGCTGCCCAGGTAGAAGCAGAAGATATAATTTTATTACAAGTCTCTGTTATAGAATCAAGTATAGCATTAATCTTATTGATAAAATTTTGGATAAAAGTTTTAGCTGCATCTTTCATCCTCTGGAGAAATGCTTGTTTCTCTTCTTCTGATTCTATAGTTTCTAGATAAGGTGAGCACTTAGCTTCTATTATCTGATCTGAGGTTATACCTATGTCTGCCATTAATGAGTGAATTTATCATCTGGTAATTTAGGTAAATCAGTGGCCATCCATTGAGATACATTCTGACCTGACATTACTACAAGTAAATCTTTTTGAACAGCTTCTACAAAGGTTTTGAAATATTCTATATTCATTACCTGTTTGTTAGCACCTCCATTTACTTCCACTTTATCTTTATCCATATAAATCTGAGTACCATCTTCGATCTCTATCTCTACTTTCTGTTTTATATGGACTTTCAATAAATCACCATCTTCTTTTAAGTAAACTTTGTTACCATTTGGAGTTATGATACCTATGGTACCATTATCCTGAAACTCTTCGGGAACTTCTCCAATAGCCCAACCAAATGGTGACCATACTGGTCTCATGGGATCTCCCATTTCAAATTCTACCCAAACTATTTCCCCCACTCTGGGGGTAAAAGCTTTAGCTCCATATTTCATCCCACCAAGGTTTCCTCTCGGTCTAGCTACTACTTCTACCCCCTCTAGAACTGAGGGTAATGTTATGGTTAATTGACCAGTGAAGTCTGGGTCTTGGTTATTTGTAACTACCCCTTTATATACAGAATAGAATCTACCTGTAAATTCTACTCCATATCTTTGAATCATTTCACCTATGGTCATTGTTTATTCTGATTTAAATCAATAGAACCAACAAGAGTACCTTTTTCTTGAAGAGTTTTAGTATCAGTTTTGGTACTTGGGTTCTTAGTCATTATATTAAAATCTTGTTCAGCTTTATAAATATCCACAGTATTAGTTTGATCATTATATTTAGCTAATATGGAATATCCTGGGTGCTGGTTTGCATACTCTTCTAGAGCTTCTTGTAAAATAGAAGTCCTATCTTGCCCAGTACTATCATAAACTTCTTTAGCGACTTTATTTATATTAGCCATGGCATTCATCATTGCCATACTTGCTTTAATAACGTTTTTTGAAACTACCGTGTCTTTTTTAATAAACTTAACATTACATAAATAACCAGAGCCAGTATCAAATTGGTGAGTAACTGATTTAATATACCATACTCCTGAATACTTATCTGAGATATTTTGTATTTCCAGGTTTTGGGATTTTTCCAAGAAAGGGTCACCTACAAATACAGCAGTAGCAGTAAGTTGATTTCTTACTACTTCTTCTATATCATTCCCCATAAATAAATCAGCATACTCAGTATAATCAGAAGCTAAAGTTCTAGCACCATTAATTGGTATTTCTAATTCAATTTCTTCTAACAGAGTTACTGTATTTTTTTCCGGGATATGTTTATTAACCTCTATATTGGTTTCTAAGATAGTTATACCCTTTTGATTCTTTAAATAATCATATCCACGTTGCCACTGTATTCTTGGTAAGTCCTGACCATATACACCATAAGCAGTGTTTTGATTATAGGTAGAACCAACATTATTAGTAGCTTTTAATGGATCATAATCTATGGGGTTTACTTTCTTTTTTATAGTTACTTTTCTAGTGACCGTGTAGTTAGAAAGAGTATTCATGAAAGATACTGCTTCTGCAGTTTCCTCTCCACTCTTTGGATTTTTGGTCTTCTTTTCAAATTCCTGTTTGAGATTATCAATAAAAGCTTTATATTCTTCCTTACTAAGTTTAACATTAGCAGCTGTTGCTACTAAAGCATCTTCCCTGCTATTGTAAATAGGTAAATCATCAGCTTCTATTGGTACTTGGGAAGTAGTTTTTTCTAGATTGTTGATTTTCTTTTGTTCTACTAAATTAGGAGTGAATTTCCCATCATCCTTGATCACTGGATAATTTGAATATCTATCCTGTGGTTGTAAACTATATGGATATCTGTTATCAAAACCAGTTGTTGGATTAGCTGGATTGCCCCATGAACTCCACCAATGCATGTATAAATCAGCAGATTCAGAATTTTGATCTATACCTATTTGAGTAGTAGTGGTTTTAGCTTTTTTATCATTTGGGTCAATATCTGAAGTCTTACCTATTTCTACTGAAGTTTTGGTGAACTTAGATTTTACAGTAAATTCTAATAATTCACCATTTCCCCCAGCATAAGTATAGGTCTTAGATACCGGTCTATTTAATCTCTGATTCTCAACAGTCAATTTACCACCAGAACCATTTATATAATAAGGACCTTTCTTTAACCTATTAGCTAACTGTTGTACTTGCTGAAACCTATTTCTGGGTGTACCCAATAATAATACATTTGTAGCTTTATGTTGTATTATATCAATAAGCTTATAATCATTGGGTAAATCTTTAGTTAACTGTTGATTTTCTGGAGTAGCTTCTAATATCTTAACCCCTACTTGATCTGGGTCAGACATATAAGGTACTTGAGAAGTATAATATACCTGTGGAATAAATCCATCCTGAGTATAGGGGTATACAGCTTGTCCTGGACCCTTACCAAAATCATTATAATAGGATTGATAATATGGTCCTGGAGTGCTATTCCCAACTACCTGTCCACTTGGTATTACTCTTTTTGCAACTACTTGTTCTCTAACTTCTCTTGTGATATCATAATCTATGAAGGTTATTCCCACTGGTATACCATTGAGGACTGAAGTTACATACTTATCAAATCCCTTAGCTTGACCAGCAAAATTTGGTTGCATATTCTTTAACAAGATGCTGCAATCAGAAAATTCTATAGTAATTCTAGTTCCCTCTGGGGTAAAATGTACATCATGCCCAGTTATAAGTACTTTTTTCAGTGGTCCAGATTTTGAAGTAGCATCTGGATAAATCCATCCCCACTGTAAGTGGAGTGGCATCATATAGTTAAACTCTTTGAGAGAAATGAGATTAGTATTATTGGTAACTATAATAAACCTTCCTTTGTCTTCTTTACCTTCTTCATAAGTATATTCAAATGATACTACATATACTCCTATTGGTAATTTAGATACTGGATCTATTATAGCTTCTTGTCCACCATCAAAGATAGCCAGATATGGAACACCCATTCCTTCATACAGGGTAGCATCACTATCTGGTTTTAATGTAGATACTGAATTAGCCATGATATTAAGGTATTATAATTTCCATACCATCTTCTAACTCTCTTAAAGGAAAGAACAGATTGTTAGCTTCAGCTATTATTGTCCAATACCCCGAATCCCCATAATATCTGAAAGCTATGTTTTGTAATGTTTCTCCTTCCAAAACAGTATGGGTTTTATTTAATGGGGTAGTATTTACTGTTCTTGGTTTTTCCAGGATCATATCCCCATCACCAAAATCTATAATATATCCTCCAGAATAGGGGTTCATAGTGATTCAATTTTAAGCATTAAAGGTTTCTAAGGGAGCAGGAGCTTCTATTCCTCTAGTAATAGCCAAATCCTCGGGGGAAACTATTTCTACTCTCCTTTGATTTGTAGCAGATACCCTTTTAAAAGTAAGAGTCTGTGTAGCATAGTTAGGATATAGGTGAAGATCAGTTAATGTACTATCTTCCCCTTCTCCACTTGATACTCTTTCACCATTTTCTGTATGGTTATACCTACCCAACATTCTAGAAGCATTTTGAAAATGGGTTAGAACAAAAGGAGCTGACTCCAAAATAAAAGTATCATTGTCAAATAATCCGGAAGTACCCCAGAGAATATTCAAAGTAGGAGGAGCAGCGACATAACCATCTGCCTTAGTCCAGGACTTTAAAAGATTACATTTAGTGATTACTTCCTTACGATTATTGGGATCACTTACATACCATGATACATCAAAACTAATTGTATCTTCTCCACCAGTATACATCATAAATGGGTTATTCCTACCCATTGATTTTACAGCTACCCAAGCAGACTGGGGATTAACATTTAATTCATTTGGTCTATTCTGAATAGTTATAATTGTAGGTGGAGAAGTATGTTTATTGATTATCTGGATTTGATTATTGATTTGGTTTACCTTGTTAGTTTTATCTTGAAGGATATTCCTATTGGATTGGGTATAATCAGTTCCCTGTATATACCTATCTTTTTCACCTAATCCTGATAATACCTGTTTTCTAGCTGTAACCCATGGTGATCCCTTTTGAGCTACTGAATAAGAACTTGCTCTAGCATAGTGTTGATTGAGAGCATCATTTACTTTATATGAAGATTTAGCTTCATCCTTAGGCATTGGAGAAGTAGCTCTATTTAATAAAATTTTAGCCCTCCAGAGCTTATTTAAGGGAGAAGTAAATATTCTCCCTTGTTCTAGTTCTGTTACTACACTAGCAACAGCTCCAACCGCTTTTCCTATTATACTTGCCATATTATTTCATTCCCAAAGTTAGGTTGGTTTCTCCCTGCATATCTTCGAAGGTTTCCTTTATAGTTGGTTTACCATCGACATTGAGATTGATTACAGCAGTGGGTTTTATATGTCTTATTTGTTCTGCCCAATACTGCATAGCATTGTACATCTGAGTAAGGATCTGATCCTCTCCTGGGAATTTGTTAGCTTTGTTTCTTTCTACTAAATTCCCATATTGATTGGCTACTTTATTTGCAGCTTCAGTGTTAGCATCTGTAGCATCCTTATTTCCTCCAATAGCACTGATTAAAGATGGTAATAATAAAGTTAATATGGATATACCAACTCCTATTGGTCCACCAAGTAATCCTACTAATCTACCTCCGACTGCAAGTATTCCTCTACCAGCAAAAGCCCCAAACCCAACTCTAGCTGCCCCTGATGCAGCAGTCTTAGCAGCACCCTTACCAAATAAACCAGCAAAGAATCCACCACCAGCTGCCATAGCTGCTTCTTTTCCTTTACTACCAACAGCAGATGCAACATCTCCAGCTGCTGCAAAAGTCCCAGCTCTTTTACCTGCTTGATTACCCTTGGCCCAACGATATCTTCCATCTCCTCCAAGATATATACCTCCAACTGGCATACCATTCATCATGGCCCATTCAGCTTTGGACATCTTAGGATTGATACCTGCTAGACCACCTTTTCTTGTGGCATTAGCTGCTTGTTCAAGAGCCATATACCTTTGTAAACTCCAAGTAGCTTCTCCCCATCCTCCCTTGATAACTCGTATCATGTTTAGGAATGATACTTGAGAATCCATGGTTAAAAGTTTCCAAGCAGCTTTTAACTTAGTTACAGCAGCAGTAATAAATATTATGGTTGTACCAAATGTAACAAATGAAGCAATAGCTTTACCTATACCTGGTAAAGCAAATATATTACGTATACCTTCAAAGATTCTAGCTATGCCTTTAAATATAGGTGTAACTACTGGAGCTATAGCTGTAGTAAAGGTAGTTCTTAAGTTTTCAAGTGCTGACTTCATCTGGTCTATACCACCGGCTATAGTTTCCATTCTCTGTTCAACTATAGACTTAGCATAACCATCTGACTTATACAGGATCTTATTTAAAAGACTTTCATACTCTGGTAAACTTCTTGCAAGAGCAGCAGCAGCTCGGTTACCACGAACTCCAAATATATCATTAAATACTTGAGCTACTTCCATAGAAGATAAACCTTTCATACCTCCAACTATTTTTCCTATAGCTGATGAAAGATCTATCAAGTCTCCATTTGAATCAGTGAAATCTTTAATAGAAAGTCCAAGAGCAGCTAATGCTTTACCTCCTTTATAAGAGGGCTGGACCAGGGATTTATTCAGGTATCTAGCCATGTTAGACATAGCAGTACCTGCCATTGATCCCTGGATACCAGCATTACCCAGAACTCCAGCTAATGCAGCCACTTCTGGTAAGCTCCTCTTTAAGTTGACCATGTCTGCTCCAGCATATTTAACTGCTTCTGCCAAATCAATCATGGACATATTTGAAGATAAAGCTGCTTTTGCTAATTGGTCACCAACTGTGGCAGCTCCAGCAGCTTCTATCTGGAAGGTTGACATAACATTGGTGATTAAGTCAGCAGTACCTCCTTTACCACCTAATGCCATATTAGTAGCACCTGCAACATAAGCAGCACCCTCAATCATCTGTTGAATTTCTTCAGCAGTATTACCAGCCATAGCTAAGTATTGCATACCAGATGCGATTTCTTTAGAATCAAACATAGTAGCAATACCTAATGACTGGGCTGTCTCGGATAAACCTTTCATTTGAGTATCTGTAGCAGCAGTGATTGCTTTTACAGTGGTCATAGTATCTACAAACCCTGCTCCTTCTTGAAGCATAGAAGAGATACCACCCAAAGCTCTTCCAGACCACCCCATAACTGTATCAGCCATACTTTTAGCTGATTGTAAGTTGGCAGTGACTGCCATTTTTGCTTCATTATGCAGTCTTTTGATCTGAGATGAAGCTTCTCTAGCTTGGTTAGAAAATCTATCCTGTAGTACTAGAGCTATACCTATTTCAAGGTTACTACCAGTGAGGCTACCACTTGTATATGCAGGCATATTATCGTTTCTTATTTATAGCTTCCAAAGATTTATAATACTCAGAAGCCGCCTCAAGTAATTTGAGACGGTGTCTGATTGGGAGTTGAGCTAAAGTTATATAATCTATCCGAATCTTTGCATGGTGAAGATAGATAAAATCTTCATCTACATCTCCCCCGGATAGAAAAAACCCTTTATAGCTAAGAGGTTTACTGAACCCTTTTCTCCAGTTCTGGGGTTTTCAACTTCGGTATTACCTGAGAAGTCTGGATCACAGGAATATACTTCTTTTCGTATCTCAGCCATTTCTTTTACTGAGAACATTCTGAAGTTAGTTACCTTTTCCCATTTCCCATCAACTTCTAAATGGAGATTGCGAGCTACCAATTCTTGATTCTTAGTTCTCTTATCATCTGGTAAGTTAGCAATGTAAGATTCACCCTCTCCAGTAAGAACATCAAATTTAAATTTATTTGAATAACTTGTAGTGAATTCTATATCCTTTACCTTCTTACCATTTGGATAATAAGGGATAGCTAGAGGTTTTTCTAGTAATTCCTCTTCTGTAGGGGGAACCCCATAATCAAAAAGAAATTCTTTGAGATCCTGGGCATATAAAATAGCTCCACCACCATCACCCCAGTCATGTTCAAATTCTACTGTTTCCCCCATAGAGAACATACGAGAATTAAACATTATACAGTACTTATCCAATACCGGAAGTTGATGAGCATCATCTACTGTTAATTTCCCATTCTGGGTGTAGTCAGTAGAAACTACAATAGCAGCAATGAATCTAGAAATATTACGTAATGTTCTAGCTTCTACTGGGTTAGATAATATATCATCATCTGCCCCATTCTGTTCCCTGATTACATATTTGTAACCAGATGGCACTGTAAATTCAAATTTACGTGCATTTAAAAAATCATTTTCCATGTTTTAACCTTTTTGTTGAGTTGGTTTAAAAGAACAAAGGGAGAGTCCATTTCTGAGCTCTCCCTTTACAATAGTTTATAACTTTTCTATAGTACCTACCGAGAACTCTATTTCTTCCAGAGTGTTGTCGGAACTCATACGATCTAATTCCTGACCATTTACACGTATTGGCCAAACTTCTGTACATACCCAACTATTGAGTACTGATACACCATCCTCAGCCAATTCATTAATAGTACAGGTTTCCCAATATTGGCTTGGAACTAAACCACCACCCAGGAGAAGATCCTGAACTGACATTAACCAGTCCCACATCCAAGTATCAGAACCAGAAGTAGTTTCCAGTTTTTGTAAAGTTAAAGTACCCACTGAAATACGTCCACCGGTTTTTACATCCCGATTAATATCACCATGAGCAACTTCTTCTATACTAATTTCTGGAAGAGTAACATTCTGAACCAAATATGGATTAATTGGGTGGGTTATGAATATAACACTGAATAGGAATTTCTTCCGAGGATTTTTTACTTTTGCTGGCATATTCTTTGTTTTTAATTGTTATTAGAGATTCTGAATCTGAGTTTCCAGATCAATAGACTGAGAAGCAGCATCGATTACGATATCCACTGTAACTTCCTGTAAGGGAACAATATCTTTGTATTTGATTACTAAACGGTATTTACCCTGACGAACATCAGCTTCGTTATTAACCTGGAGATCCTCATAGGAATTAGCAAATTGATCACCCATCCAGGTATATTCTGTAATAGCTACATCTATTAAATCATCCAGGATTCCCTTACCTTGGTAGTAAATCTTTTTCCAAGTAGTCCAGTTATTGGGTTCTTCCAAATAACTTTCTAGAATGGGGCGTAAACTCTTTTTAAGATAAAGATTTAACCGTACAATAGAAAGGAATTTTTCTGAATCAGATTTTGGACTTGAAGTAAAGTTATGCCAAAGCATAGTACGTTTACCCTGGTTGGGAGTATCTTTTACTACAAAGATATTGCAGAACCATTCAGCTAATTCCTGAAGCTTATCTATCTTAGCGGGTGCTCCTAAATTTTCAGTTACTGGACCAAGAGCATCATTTACTATTCCTCGGTTCATACCTGCAAATGACATATATGGACCATAATTAGAAGCAGAAGCATCTCCCAATCCTAATACAGTACCCAATACATCACAATTCTGGAGAGCACCGTTTTCATTGTAGTATTTGATACCACCACCAAAATAAGCTATATTTTTAGCATAACCAACTGTAGCTTCTAAAGTTTTTAAAGCTGCAATGATATTATCTGGGGTTTGTATATTTCCAGTAGAATCTTCTTTAGGAACTTCTACGTATAGAACAATTTCATACTGACTCTTAACTACATCAGCTACAGTAGCTAAAGCTTCCGTATAATCATTAGGAAGATGCTGATGAATATGAGAAAGTATTAACTGGTAGCCATCATTATAAGCATTGATAGCTTCAAACCCATTAATCCAACCCTGAACATCTGGATCACTTCCACTGGTACCCTCATTGATAACCATGTAAAGTGGGTTAGATGCTACTTCTGCTTCTCCTACCTTTACAGTACCATACCAGTTAGAGTAATTACGGAAAGTAGCAATTACATCTTCTATAGTTTTAATACGAGAAGCTATTGTTTCATCAGTAGCATCTGCTTCTACAAAAGTTAACTGAATATTGGGTACATTGTTTACAAAGTCCTGTAATACCTGTGGTTCTACAAAGGCAGTCGGATTTGGACCCTCTGCAGTATAGTTAGCACCAGAGAACAGTAAGTTAGAGGCTAAAACATTCTCTGCAGCTACCTGATCATTATTAGTACCAGTAAAGGTTTTAAACTGGGTTAAGGTGATTCTATTGGTTGGACCATTACCTTTAGATACTCGTAGATAGAAATCTCGGTTGAGATTATATCCTGTTGCATCTAAGATTGGACTACCAGCTTCTTTAGTTTTAATACCAACCTTCATAGCTATAGTATTAGCTTTATCGGTTGGGTCTACTAAAGTAAAAATAATAATTGCTTCTCCACCTTTTACTGGTTCTCCACCTGGAGTATAGATATTAGCACTACCTAAAGTAGCATCAGCTCCAGCTACTCGTGAAATACGTAACTTTGAACCGAGTTCAAAAGCTTTCTGAATATTAGATACCGTACCATCAGGAACTATCTCTTCTCCATACACTTCTTGAAAAGCAGAATAGGTATTGAATACCTTGTCTGGGGAATTAAATGGGCCCTTAGTAGTACGAGCAACTACATGTGATACTCCCAGAAGTGGAGTACTGTTTTGTACATTGTTGTTCTCAAAATTGAACTGTACTCTTGGAGTGTTAGGCATAACTCTATTTGTTTTAAATGTTAAGGATTATTTTTACTTATTTGTACACTATCTTCATAACCTTCACCTTCCAATAGAAGAGTAATATCTGTGATTGGTGTAAGGTCTCCCTCTACTGGTTTTTCATAAGTTATGGTATCAAATACTTGGAATTGGTAAATCTTTTCTATAATACCCATATCCAAATTAGGGGTATCAAAGAAGTTTACCAATTCAATAAAGATATTACCAGAGAATAAAAATCTTTCTTCTGTATAGGGCTTAATATAGCCCCTTTGGGGAACCGAATAGAATAATATACTATGGAGTAATCTTATATCTTCCTGAGAATTTGATACTAAGTGTATATCTATATATTGATCTATGGTTTCATAAGGCATCTCAGTTGCAGTATAACCTATACCAGATTCTTTTTCTATAAGCTCTCTTGGTAAACCTATAGCTCCTGGATAAAATCCTCTTGGATTTATATCTATCCTTGGGGTTATTTTCTTACCCTTAGATTGGTTGTTACCTGCACCAAATATACCCACATATTTTTTTAGTTTAGCTATATCAGCTTTAAACCTTGCAGAGTTTTCTTGATTTATAGGTAAATAATCATCTGGGTTAACTGTATAACCAAGTCCAATAGTAACCCCCAGAATAGATGAATATATTGATCTTTCAATTACCTCTTGTGAACTTACCATTTTACTTGATTAGGTTTTATTCCGTATTTACCAAATCTTCTACGGAGTTCAGTTAATATTGAAGCTCTTAGTTTTTCTTTACCACCAATAGATTTTAAAGAAGGTCCCCACAAGGGACGAGGTGGTATTGTCCCTCTACTTTTTCCTCCTCCTTTACCCCCAGTACCATATTCAAGGATTAAAGCAAGTTGGTTTAGTGTTAAACCCCCTTGTGAGGACCTTTTCTTACCTATTGGTAATCCTATTAATGTTCTTGACTTATACTTGAATAATCCCACTGATCTATGATATAACCCGGTTAAATAATAAGTAGGGTGATCACCATATTTTCTCAGTGTAGCATCAGAGAGAGGTTCCCAATATACACCAGAACCTTTAGGAGGAGAACCAGTTGCAATCGAAGTCTTTACAATTCTTAATAAAGCTCTTGCAAACTTACTTGTAGCAGTATCATATGCTTTTTGAATATCCGGGGCTAGATTATCAATTAACTGCCCCACTCTTACCCAATCACCTTCCAACTTTATTTGAAATTGAAGGTCGGATAGGTTAGGGAGAGTTACATTGACTTTTCTAGCCATATTCTATATTATGCTTGAGTGTCCCAAGTATATACTCCGGTTAAAGTAAGAGGTGGTGAAGTTTGACCGTTTACTTCATAAATAAGAGCTCTAAAGTCTGTCCAACTTGCATCGGGTCTATCAACCACTGATTTACTACTTTCTCCGGTATTAATAGTATAATTAATACTATCATATCCAACTCCAGTAGGTTGTCCTTGACCATCTACTTCAAATACTGTTATTCTTACCGATAACCTATCTTGAGCAGGGGCTGATAAATTAATACTCCCACTACTTAAAGACATAGAAACTGATATCTCTATATCTGATTTAGTAGCAGCTTCCTGTACTACTGTATCAGTAGAAGTAGCAGATGCTGAACCATTAGTTATGGTAGCCTTTACTACCACAGACCTGGTGTTTTCATAACTTGGATTTTCTCCTACTGAAACAGTACCTGAAGAATCCACCAAGAAAGCTGAATCCCCACTAACCTTTTCAAAAGATACTGAACCAACATTATTGGCAGTACCTGATGCTCCAGAAGAATATGTAGCTGCCTGAGTCCAACTTGGTCCAGAAGGATTAGCAGTACCACCACTACTACTTATATTTGGATAAGATATATTAGTAGTAACAGTTATATCACCACTATACCCAGTGATCTTATTCTCTGCTTGATACAAAGTTATGGATTTAGGTTCCAAATCTTCATAACTTGCAGTTACGGTAGCCGATCTTATAGCCCCAGCAGTAGTTCCCCTACTAGCTGCAGTTACTATCCCAGTTTCTGGATCAAGACTAAACCCATCTCCGGTAATACTTAGAGTTGGTTTTAACCCAGATGGAATATCTCCTGTTACCAATTCTGCAGTTATTGTAGCAGTATCTTGTCCAGCAGATAATGGGTTATCCCTTGAAGTTCCCTTGTTAGCTGAAATCACAATTTCATAAGCTCCACCAACTGGTATATAGGAATCTACATCTATATAAATATTAGTTTGATTACCTTGGGTAGATCTTACTAACTTATAGCATTTGGTACCACCAGTTGGAAGTTGAGTATTTTCATAGTTAATAAATAAAGCTCCATTGTTAGAAGTAAATTCTACTTCTGTTTTTCCAAGAGCCATTAGATAAGCAGTATCTTGCAACTCAGTAAATGTAGCTGCATTGACATTACAGGTTATTTTAGCAGTTCCGGTTACCTCTATAGTTTGACCACCAGATATTGAAGTTACTGTATCACCTGAAGAAAAAGTTTGTTTGTTTTTCTTGTTATTATTTAAATTAGTGATATCAGTATCGTTAGAAGTGATTTGAGTTTGAAGGTTATCTAATTTTGGTTGGATATCCTCTTCTATCTCGGTTTTAACCTCTTCAATAGCTTTATAGATAGCCGAAAGATCTACTAAACTCAAGAAGTCATATAAATCAACCTTTTCAGTAGTAGATACCTGTGTATATGGTTTCCACCCTGAAGCTACCTTTTCTTTTATCTGGTCATTAGTAAGGGTTGTGAAACTACTTATATCCCTAAAAATAGGCATATTCTAGAGAGTTTAAAGTATTACAACTACTAAATATATTACCAATGCCCCAGCCATTACTGGAACAAAGTCTTTCCAAAATTTTGGTTCAACCATTTCTCCATCTTTGTTAGGATATTTTTTACCTGAAGTCTGTTTGATACCAGCCCAGATAATTGCTACTAAAAAAGCCGGAAATATAGCAGCCCATTTCATTGGAAGAAGTACTCCAAAGATTGCAATAACTAACATACCGATAATTACTTGCCAAAGATTTTCTTTTGTCATGATAGTTGAGTTTTAGTTAAAAATTTATTACCAATAGTAAGACCAGTTACCACTAACCCAAGGTGGACTACTTTGCAGATTAACTTGGAATATACTATAGTTTGACCAACTTGAATTCATACTCATAATACTAGCTGAGCTTTGTCCCACTGATAGATTAACAAAGTTATCAGATCCATTTCCCATGTCATCATGTTGGGTCCACCCAACATTTAGACTATCATTTACAGCTCTACTAGCATTAATTGAGCCACTTCCATAAATATTCAGTGATATACTTAAAGTTACTGATACTTTACCTTGGCTCTTTTGAGTAACAGTAGTAGAAGCACTTACCCCAATAGCAGACCCATTATATAGGATTTCCATGCTAACAGAAGTTGATCTACTTGATGAGCCCGAGTTTGAGGTTGCCGTAACATTACCAGTGGTTGAACTTAAAGTACCCCAGCTTGGTTTACTACCAGTCCATATATAAGTTGCTGTATGTCCTGGAGGAAGCCCATGGTTATTTAAAGTAGCACCAGAAGTATAGGTGGTATCATATTCAACATCTGAATTTGGAGATACTGTCCCACCACTATATGGTATATCATTATAAAAAAATTGGTTTATGGTTACATTTATATACCCAGTTTTAGCATTCTCTGCTTGCCAAATCCCAGCCTTAGCAGATGCAGTTTTTCCTTGTGCAGTTACTG